CTGAATCGCTCCGGCGATATTCACGCCGTCCGCGACCGTCACCATGAACATTCGACCCGCTTCGACTTTTGTTCCGATAACCTGATTCGTTGCGACGTCCGTAATTGTCACATTATTCGCGGGAATTGGAACCGGCTGCGGATCGATTGGCGTCGGAGGATTGACGACCGGCTTTACCGGATCGACTGGAGGAGTCACGACATTTGGCGTCGGCGTGACGATTACTGTCGGAGTCACCGGACCGGGCTTGATCGCACTTCCGCCAAGCATTGCGGCGATAATCAGTACGATGGTATTGAAAATCTTATTCCAGTCGGTTTTCGCTGGAACGACCGGAACTGGATTTACTTGACTCATTTCCCGCTCCGCAATGTGTCTTTCGAGGCTCAGTACAATCACGCAGCTTGTGGGTTCAGAATAGCCTCGATACGTTTCAACATCGGCAGTAACTTTGGGAGCCATCCCACTGCCTCGACAACCAGAGGATTCGCGAGCAGATTGAACGGCGGAGGAAGTTCCGCCGAAATCGGAGCGAGATTCGCCATGATCGCGATAATTTCAGGCTCCGCGTCGATGATTTCCTTGAGAATCAGAGCGATTCCATTCGCATCGAATGCCGGATTTGTCGGAACTGCTGGAGTTTCGCCGCTTGACATGAGAATCCCTTAGCTGTTTGAGGCTTCAATCAATGCCGCTGCGATCGTCGGAGTGTCGGTCGTGCGGGCTTTCATCAGAGTTGCCGTTGAAATCGCGTCGAGTTTGTCGCGACCGAGCCGAACTTCTCCTCGTTGCCGTGCCGCTCGCCTGGCTTGCGGACGCATTTGATTCAGGATCGACTGATCGAAGGTTTGGCTCGGCACATCGAAATGATCGTTCAGATGTTCCTGCAATGCATCTGCGGTCGCCGTTGAGGGGATCATGGAATTGATCCAGCATTTGAGCACAATCGGCAGAAGTGTTTCTACGAGAGCCGCGATGATAACCTCGGCAATCCCAAGGTTCTGAGCGGAATCAGAGGCGATTGAAGCGGAGAATTCTTTAATCGCCATGATTTGATTCCAAATGGTTGATTTCGCGGAACTCCGATCCGAATTTACTTTCCGCAGTCGCAGTTTTTACGATTGCAGCCGCACGAACAGCGAGTTTTGGTTCGAGTACGGGTCGTCGAGACGGTCGTTCTCGTGGCCGATACGCAGCGTTCGACCTGCGAGGTTCGAACGGGAGTGACGGTTTCGACGGTTCGCGTTTCCACGATCGTCGGGCGAGAGACGGTTTCTTCGACGACGACGGTTCGAGGAGTGATTTCGCGAACGACTGTTTTCGTTCGAGTGACCCCGGCGTCGACCGTAAGGCAAGAGAAAATGCAGGCAGAAACGGTCAAATAATGGAATCGCATTGATATCTTTCTGAATTCGCGGAAGTCGAAAATCTGAAGCAAGTTTGGGATTCCTGCTTCAGATTGTCAATATCATCGCTCAATTCAGAAGTTACGATTCGCTCCGCGTCGGTTATTCGGCGAACGATAATCCGAGTTCTTTCGCTCGAATCGACCACATCGTTTCGGCTTCGCGATAATCCCAGCAGCGGAAATCGACATGGATTCGCGGAACTTCGTCTTCGCCGGTCCAATGCTCGTTATCGGCGGAAAACAATCGCCGTCTTTCCGCAATCAGCATTGCTCGGTCAATTTTCTTGACGTCCCCGAATTCCGCATTGAAATCGATTTGGAACTTCTCTGCGATCACCCGCATGATTCGAGATTCGATCAAATCATATCCGCTGATCATTTCCTTGAGTGGCTTCTGCAAATCGCAAATGAAGGCTTCCGCCGCGTCATGCATCAAGGCCGCAATCTGAGTTTCAGTCGTCAGTCCCGCATCCAGAGCGACTCTCGCACAATGATAGGAATGCTCTGCGACTGAATAAAATGACTCGATTTGACCTCCGAATCGGCATTGTCTCGCCAATCCGCAAGCGATGTCGCCGAGCGTGATTTGATCAGGCTGCGGATCGAGCAGGTCGAGATATTTCCCGCTGCGAAGTCGGATTGTGTCGCCTCGACAGCCGAACGCTCGTTTGATTTCTACGGATTCAATTTCAGTCATGAATGATTCCTTTTCTGCTATCGAGGTATTCTTGTCCCTTATCGGTCAATTCAAAGTCGCCGCTACATCCGCAGCAACATCCGTCTATGAGTCCACGCCCCATCAGTTGTCGCATTTTCGCGAGCACGAGTTTATCAGAGACCCCTATCGGCATTGCCCTGCGGACGGAATTTTCAAATGTGTCTTCAAACCAATTCGCCCACGGATCACAGGTTCGAAGGAATTCGAGAATCGGAACATCCGGGATGTCCTTGCATTGCATAGGTGATTCACTTTCGCGTTCTTCATTGAGATTGCTCGCGAAAGGCCCAGACGCACTTCGCGATTCGGAATTTGATATTTGGATACTCCTTACGATAAATCCCCAAAAGCATCGATGCCTCTGCCAAATCTCGTATCAGACACGTGACGACCTCCCAGTCGTTTTCGCCATCGGATTCTTGGATTACGATATCCTGTTTAATCTGCCACCCGAGACGTTGAATCATCCATGCCCACCACGGTATTGATTCGCTCATAGAGATTCTCCGGTGACAATAGAAACGGTCGTTTTGATTTTCTCGATCAAGGACTCTCGGCTTTTCGTCGGAATCCATCCGTCCACATTGCGTTTTATGCCTGGCCTCCAAAGTGAACGCGATACCGTCGTCGCTCCATCCTTTTCCGCCAGGGCCGGATGTAAGATTTTCGGACTCCATCCGTTCCTGCATCGCAATTATCCTGCCCGAGTACGCGTCCTGACCCGAGTATGATCCCGGATGCGAATCGGCACATAGAGCACCGACAACCTCGACTATATGACCGTCGCAGGCTCCGTCTGTGCCCGGAAAACCTCCTGCTGAAGTGCGAGCTTCAAGTGTTCCGGCAACTCTTTCCCCCGCTTTTCTGCTCGGCGCAGGATGCCCGCGCAAGCCTTCGCGGAGAGAAAGTATTTCTGAGCCACAACCGGTTCCAGAATGTCCGCGAGCGAACACGCCGAACCACCTTCTTCGACGCTGAGCCAGTCCGAAGTATTGAGCGTCCACAAGCCTTCCGCATCCGAAATAACCGCAGTCTCGAAGCGAAAAGAGGACTCTTGCGAAATCTCGTCCGCAGTCAGAGCTTGATAGTCCGGCCACATTTTCCCAGACAACAATTGAGGGTTTAAGTTCATTGATGACACGCAGCATTTCCCAATAGAGTCCAGAACGAGCACCATCCATCAATCCGGCTCGTTTTCCTGCAACTGATAAGTCCTGACACGGAAACCCGCCACAGACGACATCGACTTTTGGAAGGTTTTCGCTTCCGCAGTCGCGGATATCTTTTCTACGCAGCACACCAGGCCAACGAACCGAAAGCACCTTGTTAGCCGAAGGATCAATCTCGACCTGCCATGCGCTGGACATCCCGGATTGTTCGAATCCAAGATCGAAACCTCCCATGCCAGCGAAAAACGATCCAAATGTCAGCACGCCATCCCCCTCAACTGTTGCCGGGTTTTGATTTCAGATCAGACTTATCAATCCGCATCGCATTACACTCGATCGCAGGCGGTTTACTCTCAATCCTCTGTGCCTCGATCGCCGAAAGCCTTCCGAGTTCCGTTCTCAATCGTTCGTGCGATTTGATCAAATGGAAAATCTGAGTTCGCACTGATGCTCCAATATATCCGTCTAAGGCTCTGTCGACGGCAACGTTAATCCTCGCTACCTGCTCAGATTCCATAATCGGCGTCTGCATTTTCTTGGCATCATTGAACGCTAAATGACCTTCGACACAAGCACGGTCATCCCAATTGTCTTCCGGCATCTCACCGATAATTAGCTTCCGGTCATTGTCGCGGAAACTCATAGTTTCACCGCTTTCCTTTGCCGTCACTCCGGCAGTAAGTCAAAACTCCGCACTAATCAGACTCCTAACAGTTTCGGCGAACGATTGCAAATGCTTCACGTCACCATAAATGAACCAACTTCGACGTCGAAATAGAAATCCCTGGTCTTCCTGAACCTCAAAACAATCCTGAACCCCTTCCACCGCTTAGGAACAACTCGACTTACCGAGTATTTGCCGCCTCCTTTAGTAAAGACGCTCACAACAAACTCGTTCTGCCTATGACCCATAAATGTTATCGAGACAAACCACTTCCGGAGGCGTAGCTTTTGAAATAGCGAATCCATTGCTTCCTTGGGACTACCCATAATCTTACTCCTCTTCCCGCATCCGCTCGATCGCGGCGTTTAGTGTGGTTTGCTCGATCGTTGTCAGCGGACCGTCTGGCGTGTGCTCCCGAGTAACGAGCTTGACCGGAATTTCTTCGCCGGATTCGAGCCGCTCACTGAAACGTTTTAGGGCAGTGAGCGTCTGACGCTCTGCCTTCCGCCGCTTGAACTCGTAACGGATCGCATCAATAACCACATAGGCGACTTTGCCGAGTGCACAACCAACCAGTAACGGAACCGCGTAATTGATGATGACGCTCATTTAATTCGACTCCGGAAACGTGCTTTTCCCGCTCTTGATCCAATTCTTAATCCGCCGCTGAACAGCCTCCGATTCCGGCTTGCTCAAAAAACCGTGCAGCGACAACAGCGTCTTGCAATATTTGACGCGGTCGATCGCCGTCTCGGGTTTCACTTCTGTCAGTCGTGTGCCAGGCGTCAAGTTGCATACCTTTCATTCACAGTGAATTCCCTCCAGTGCCGCCCATTGCAGATGTTGCCGACATGTTTGACGCTGACTCCGAACAGCGCCGCAATCTCGCGACGGTCGACTCCGTTGCGCACGCACCGCACGATATGCCGAACCTCCTGCCGCGTCAGTTTGGATTGCGGGTTCAGTTCGCCAACCGTAGGCTGGATGTGGATGTATGTTTTCAAAATGGAACGTCGCCTTCCCCTCGCTCGAAGTATTCGGCAAGTTCCGTCACCTGCACGTCAGATTTCGAATAGGCCGCGATCGGACCGAGGACGACGAACTGATGTCCAGGTTTCTCTTTCGCGAGCCGATCGGCCTTCATTGTATATCTGTTCGCGGTCCGCTTTGGATATTTTCGTTTTTGCCATGTTGCTCTACTTTCAAAATGAAATAAAAACGGGAGCCGCACATTCGTACGGCTTAATCCCGTCTCCTCGCATCGGCAAACGGACTGGCGATAAATCGACAGTTATTCCGCAGCCCCTGCGACGCTTGCCTACAATTCGCTTGGTTCTAATTCGGTCTCTTCGGTCGAATGCGGCTCGTCATCGCCGAATAGCGTTTCTTGTTCCTCGGATGTGAGATTGATCGATGCGAGATTTTTTACGGCCTGCCGATAGTAAGACGGCTTTAATTCCACACCGATTCCGAGTCGGCCATTCATGACCGCACCGGCGATTTCGCTTCCGACGCCCATGAATGGCGAGAAGACTTTCTCTCCAGGATTCGTCCACATTTCTACGCCGCGTTCGATGACATCGAGTTGCAAGGGATGTTGATGACGCTCGTCTTCCGCGTCGCGAGCTTCCTTATATTTCAGGACTCGCGATAGTCTGATGTCGTCCCACACGCACGACGCATAGTGTCGCCAAATCCAATGCGAGAAACGATTCTCCGTCTGCTTTCCTTTCCAATTCTTGAACCGATGCAGTTCCCTTGGGACTTCGCGTTCGCCGCAGTATTTCAGAAATCCATTCTCATGAGTCACCGGGATTGGATTCTCGCCTCGCTTGCGGAATGGAATCAAATAATCCCCTGCCGCGACATTCGTTTTTGTAGAATCTTCCGTAATCTGCCGATGTGCCAACGCCTTCGCCATTGTACGGTTTCGAACTTCAAGCGGTTCTTTCCAAATGCTGATTCGCGGCAAATAGTCGAATCCGATCTTCTGATGCAGCCGAATGATGTCTCCGGGGAAATCGGAATACCCGCAGATGTTCGCACCTCCACAGGGGATGTCGGTACAATGAACCGCAGAGATTCGACCGGGAATCATGATCCGATGAATCTCTCGCACGAGAAACTCATAATGCTCGAAAAACTCCGCATACGATCGTGAATTCGAGAAGTCGCGGTCCGAACTGCTGTAATTGTAGAGGCACGATCCGCCGCCGGCTCCGCTCACGGTTCCAGCCGCTCCATCTACAGCGAACGGCGGAGAATAGATCGACATGTGAATCGATTCTGCGGGAATCGTTTGGATCATTTCCACGCAATCGCCGTTGTACAAAGCGTATTGATCGGTGATCACTTGTTTCTTCACAGCCATGCTGGCAACTCCTCTTTGATTGGGAAAATGTCTTCGTGATTGATGCGATTTGATTCGTTCATGAATTCAACGAGTTGCGAAAACATCTCGTCAGCCTGAACTGCTTTTCGCTGATAATTCGCCCAGACTCGTTCTTCACCTTCGGTCGAAATGAAGTCACAGCGAACCGTTCGTTTTTGACCGTATCGCCAACATCGGCGAATCATTTGGTACGTCTGCTCAAACGAATGGCTGAGAAATGCAGCCATGTAGTTGCAATGCTGAAGATTCAATCCCCAGCAAGCGATCGTCGGTTTCGTCACTAACTTCGAATAGGTTCCATCGAGAAATCCGAGAAGTTTCCTTTCCTTCTCATCATCGGAATCCGCTCCGCTGACCTGCACGCATCCTTTGATCATCTTTTCGAGTAAATCGCCTTCATCGTTTAGATGACACCATGCGATTCCGAAATCATGCGGGTCGATCAGTTCGGCAACTCGCTCGCAGCGTTCTTGAATCGTTGCCCGTCGTTCCTCTCGTTGTTCTTCCAGCGTTACGGCCGGAACATCGAACAATCGTCCTTTCTGAGCATTTCGCCGCTTGATGATCTCTTGTTCGACAACAAGCGGCGGAAGATCGAATCCTTCATCTGAGAATCCAAGATCGGAGGGTTTGCGACAGGCTCTCGCCCACGAACAAACCCATCGCCAAAATGCTTTCTTCGCATGTTCGCGGAATCGATATTTTGATCGTCCCCATGCGTGATGACCGCCTTGTTGCTCTTGCTTGAAAAACATCGTGATCATGTCGCGATAGCCGAGTTCTCCGAGCACTTCGGAGGATGTGCCGAGTTCATGATAATCGTTTGGAGCCGCTGTCGCGGTCGCCAATAACCGATAGGGAATCTTTCGAGTGAACTCCTTGACGATCGCTTTCGTTGCAGAATCCGCGTCTTTAAGGCGGCTCGATTCGTCGGCTACGAATCCACTGAAATCGTTCGGACTGAAATATCCTAGTCGCTCATAGTTCGTGATGACGATCTTTTGATTGATTTTGCCTTCTCTCGATACTTCGGCATTCAATCCAAACTTGCTCGCTTCTTTCGAGAATTGATGGCCGACGGCAAGAGGCGTCGAAATGAGTACGGGCTTGTTCGTATGCTCTATGACATTTTGTGCCCACACGAGCGACTGAATACTTTTCCCCAACCCGCAATCTTCAAGTAAAGCCGATCGCCCTTTTCGGATTGACCAGCCTGTCAAACTCGACTGAAACGGAAACAAAAACTCCGGCATCCAAATCGGTTCGAAGCCGCTATCGTTGTCGATCTGGCCTTTCCGCCGAATAAACTCTTCATAATCGTCCGACATTTCGATCATTCCAAAAAATAGACGCCGATGATCAGTCAGCGAATTCCGCTGTCGCAAGCGACGAATCGATGCGGCAAAAGAGGCGGAATTCATGCTGGATGACTTGACCGGCAGTAACCCCGGCTCGGCGTCTAAGTTCACAAATATTGGGATCGCTTGTTACTGCGGAAGCGATGGATGTTTGTACTCGATTGCTGCTGATTGTGCAAGAACTTTCGAACTATTCTTGAGCGAACGGCATGATCAGATGTTGATAGTCGCCAGAGATGAACATTGCCCGATTATCGCCGTCGATCAATTTGACTTCGACCGATGATCCTTGATCCAAATTCTTCAGCAGATCGGCGACGTATGATCCTCCGAATATGATCGTCAATGGTTCGCCGTCATCGGGAATCGGCATATCGGATTGAGCCTTTCCAATGTCTTGATCCTTGCTTTCGATGATCAACTTTCCGCCGCCGAAGATGAATGTCAATCCGGTTGATTCGGGAGTTTCCAAAACTCGCACTTGACGCACGAGAGCGGAGAATTGATTCACCGGAATCATGACCGTTCGTTTCGACTCTTCGGGCTTGACCAGAACCTTGCGATAATCCGGTAACCGCCCCTGAACTGTCTGAGACGTAATCGACACGTTGCCGATCTTGAACACGACATTGTTATTCGCACTTGCGATCCAACATGGTTCGGTATTCAAAACGCCAGCAATAATTCGCATTGCCGCGACCGGAACAACCGGATTGACGATCGGCCATTCGGGATTATTGACCTTCGAAGCGGCCGCTTTCGCGAGCGACAATCGTCGAGAATCCGTTGATGCGAGTGAGAGAGTTTCGCCCTCGAATTCGACCTGAATTCCGCCTAATGCGTATCGAGTCGTTTTTTCATCGACGCTGAATGATGTTCGTTTGATCCCATCGCGAAGCGGAGTTGCCGCAACGGTGAAATAAGCATCGGCATTGAAAATCGGAATGTCCGGGAACTCTTCGGCATCCTCCAGCCCAAGATTGTAATTCGCCGATCCGCATTTGATCCGCAGCTTTTTGTCAGTGACTGTCAATGTCAATTCATCGCCGCTCGCCTCTCGCAGAATTGCCAACATCCGCGAGGAGGGAATCAGGATTTGTTCTGGTTCCCCGATGTAGGGAACATCGACCTGCATGTGAATTTCGGTATCTGACGCACTGAGAGCGATGTTTGTTCCGTCTGCGATCATGCGAACGTTCATCAAAACGGGCTTCGTCGTCTTGCTCGGCACGACCGCTGAAACGGCCGTAAAGGCATCGCTGAAAACTTTCCGACTGATCTTCATGTGTTCCCTTTGTTATTCGATCACAAATCCCATCGCGATCAGTCGCGGAGATTCATCATCAATCTTGCTTCGACTCCTGACCTGTTTTTTTGTGCGGCCGCAGAATATGCACTTTCCGCCGCCATTCTTCCAGCGATGCTTTGACCCCACTCGCTTTCCTGTTCGCGGATTAACTCCATTGAACTCGGAGCACGGGCGAACATAGAGTTTTTTCGCGTTCATGATTGCGGATTGATTTCTTGGATTTTCATGACCTGCTCATGAATTTTCATGATCTGCGGGAGAACTTCTCCGAGGATTGATTTACCGTGCTCCCAGGAATCACATTCCGCATTTTCCATCAGCAATCGATTGTCGATGGTTCGAATCCCGCAGATGAATGATATTTGCCCATCTAAATCAAATCGCATCACTGCGAGCACAACATCTTCCCATCTCGCCACAATGCTCGAAACTCTTGAGTCTCCGCCAAAATGCGTCTCATCGCTCCATTCCAGTTTTTCATCAGCCATCGAATCTTCCCTTTCAATTGTGTCAAACTCATCGTCATAGAAATCCTCGAACTCGAACGCCGATGCTTCCATCTTTTCGAATGATCGCGACATGATTTCCCCTCATTCACGGATTCTGCATATCGTCTACGATTTGATCGGATACTGAATCTCCGTCCGCGATCTTAAACGCACATCCCGTGCAAAAACATCGAAGGGAATTGTCCCACGGGTATACCCATCCCTGATCCGGCTCAAGATTCTTGCCGCACACGCTGCAAGCATTTTCGGTATTGATTGATCGTTTATCGAAGCACCTGCGTATCGCGATTTTCTTAACTGAGTTTCTCATTATCGATCTTTCACGGAGCGAATCGCTTTTTCTTGGTCACTTTCACTTTCGGGACCGTAATCGTCTGGATGCATTCCGATTGATAGTCGGTCGCCGATGTCTCGAACTTGGCAATCTGCATCGCGATCCGAGCGAGGGCATAGGCGTCGTACTCGTCATCGGTTTCCAGTTCGATTCCGTAGCGGCGAGTCAAACCGACAATGACACCGGTCTTGCCTTCACCTTTCCCTGAACCCGTCGCGAATTTTTTGAGCGTTAACGGAGCGACCTCGTAAATTGGAACCTTCTCCCAAACGATCGCATATCGCAGCAGTCCGCCGAATTCGATCCGCGACCATGCCTGACCTGACATGCTGCCCATTGAATAGGATTCGATGCAGCAACATTCCGGCTTCCATCGCTCAATCAATTCAATGACCTGCGAAACGATTGATTTGTTACGCACCATTCGATCGGCGACGGTCGATCCGAGCGGCTTGGAGATGATCGCGGACTTCTCCATGATCGATCCCGCATCGTCAAGCACGATTACGCCGGTTCGGGTCAATGAAGGATCGATTCCGATTACTGTGCGAAGCATGACTTCCCCAAATTACGACTTTCCTCGAATGTCCGTACCATCCTCCGAAAATCTATCCAAGTAAGCCCGAGTTCGGTCGACTCAAAAAATGTCTCGATTCGAATCCGATCGATTAGCCAACGTTCCGATGCGGTTTCGCGGCTGAACTCTGAAAGATCGCTGAACGTTCCATCATTCATGGTTGATTCCTTTCCTTTAACGACTACTCATCAATACGACCTTGATGATCAGCAGCACAATAACCACGACTAAATTCAGCATTGCCGCTCCGAGCAGAGCCGATATTCGCTGAAAATTATCTTTCATCATTACGATGCCGACCGCGAGAAGGATCCAAAATACCCACAGGGCTCCCCACAAAAAACCGCAGGCGAATTCACTCATTTCGTCATCCTCGATTCTGCCATCGCGATATGAGCTTTGATTTGATCGAGGGCGTCATGATCGAATGTGTTCACGCAGTTCAGTCCTTTCGCATGATCTCCAATCGTCAATATTTCCTCACTCGGCAACACGAATCGGAATCCTGTTTCCGAAGATGAAATCGCTCGCATGTTTCCATCTTCCATTCGTCGTTGCAGAAAACCGATGCATTTGTCTAGCTGCGACTTCGGCGGTTCATCAACTGGCCGAATGATCGGCTTCCGAATCAGGTCGAGAGCGGATTGATACTTCCGCAGAAACTTTTCCAGCTCGCCTTGCAGAGTCGCCGTGAAATCATCGGGATAGACTCGGATGATCAGTGAATCGATTTCATCGCTTGGCGAATAGCTGATGAAGTCGCACCATTCGCGGCGAGTTACCAATAGCGATCCGTGAACTTGGCACTTGTATTCGCTCGGCAGAGTTCCGTTTCGGACATAGCGAATATGTGTTTTCAAATCTGGGCACTTGACTTCGATCATCCCGTTTTCGCCGACAAGAGCATCAGGCGAGCAGCCGTATCTGCCGCAGTCTGATAAGCAGAAACCGACCTCGGTCAGTTCTTGATCCGTTCGCATCGCATACCAGGACCGGGCTTCCGGCTCAGTATCGATTCCGTTTTGCATCGATTTAGAAACGTACGAATCTTCCGGTTCGCACGAGTAAACTTGATCGATCGATTCTGCGATCAGTGAGTCAATGAAACCGTCTTGAGATGTCGACGGAACGCACTTCACCGGACTCATGATCTTGTCGAATGAACTTGCCGTAGGAATCCCCCTTCGAAGCCGCCACCATTCAGCGGACCGTTGCTCAACATTGAACAATTTCATAATCCGCCTCCGACATCAGACATCGACTTCTTAAATCGCTTGTCCAATTCACTGACCGCTTTCGAAAAGACAGATTGCGGCAGGTCTTCATAGACTCTGAATTCCCCATTCGCTTTCGAGGCTTTCGCGAGCCAGTCGATAAATGCGGCTTCTCGTACTGGAGAACCCGCTCGTTCGCAGTCGGTCGCCATTTTGCGAATCTGCTCGCACTGGTCCTCGGTCCATTTGGCGGAATCGGAATTGCCGTCATTATCCTCATCGGCGACAACAATATTAAATATCATCAGAGTCAAATATCGCCGCAAATAGGTAATCATCGATCCGAGACCCTGAACGGCGGTCTTGTTCGCGACTCCCTTTGCTCCCACATCGTCAATCGGAGAATCGAGGAATCGAGTCTTGGAGAATCCGCCAGTATGCTGAACTTCGCAAATGATCCGCCGATGATTCGGCAGGTCTGATTTGTCCTCGCCGAACTCTAGAGCGAATCCTTCCTCCGTATAGATCGGCCGAATCAGATTCGCGACGGTTTCGAGGCGAGCGTACATACTGCCCGTCGATTTGTTTTGCGAATCTCGCACGACAACCGGCATTCGCTTCTGGCAGCGATTCATCGCTTCCGCATATTGCTGTTCTGCGGCCTTCTTTTCCATGCGGTCCTGCAAATCCATGAACTGTGCGATCCGCTCCGCATCGAGGTTCTTTTCGAGGGCCATTTGCAGCAGCGAATAAGGATTCGCGACCTGCACGATTGCCGTCGATGAATTCTCTTCCACGATCGTCGGCTTCCAGTTCGGAGGCTCGTCTACATTGACAACGGTTTCGGCTTCGGCTTCGTCGCTCATGATTGTCCCTTACATTGCAAGATTTCGGTTTTCAGTTGATGCCCGCAAAACGGACAAAACGCAATTTCTACCTGTTCGACGATCGATTCGATCAGTTCGTCGTCGCTCCAGTCGAAGCGAAAATCACTGCCGATTGCGAATATCCCATTACCTCGACCGACAATGATTCGATCGGCAATCGATCGCCTGAGTTCATCGCAACATTCGGCCATGATTTTCCTCCAGACTGCAAAAGAAAAACGCGGGACTCCGTTCCCGCTGTATTTGAGATCATTCCTTGTTCGCGAATTCCTCGAGCGATTCCTTGATGATGCTGACATCGCCGCAGACGCTCAGAGCATAGACGATTCGGCAACATGCGGCCTCGCTGATGAGGGCACATTGTTCTCCGATGCAGACTTCCCAATCTCCACCGTCGTCGATGAACATGACTTCCTGCATCCAGTAGATTCGATCATCCGTTTTGGATTGTTTTCCATATGCGGCAAGAATCGTTTTGGTGTTTTCATAAAGGCAAAAGACTGGTTTCGTTGACATGATTGATTCCTGAGTTTGCGGTTACTGATTCGCACTGAGAAGAATGTTACTCAAGATTTAATCGACTGTCAATCGATTGTTCTGCAATTTTTGTGAGCTGCGGATTTATTTTTCGCCGTCATCAATTTCCTTCCGCCGCACGACGATTTCCGAATTAGCGATGACTCCGATTCTGGCCGATCTGAGCGAGCGAATGTTCAGCAGCATGACTTCGATCGGTCCATCGAGCACATCGCCTTTTTTGCCGATTAGAATCGATTCCTTCGAGTTTCGCGTCAGAACTAGCATTCGTTTCCCTTTCCTTGAGATTGCGGACTTTCAACTTCTTGCATTACGCGACAGATGACCCGCTGTCGCACCGGGATTTAATCTGTATCCTCCGGACTTTGACAAATCATAGCTAACCGTACGAGGATGCTTTTTGACCGGGACGTCGAACTTCGGCTTTTTGGAAATCAACGCCCGTTGCATCGGTCGGGCGAAACCGACTAATAAACCGCCAGCCGCAAGAAGTATGCTTCCAAATGTACCACATTCGCTTCCTCGCGAATCTCCAGCGGTCCCCTCGGTACTCGCTGAATTGCGGATAGCATTCGCAGAATCCGATCATCGAAACCGACAACAATTTCAATCGATAATTGAGACTGTGATCCATTCTTGATTTTACCATTTACTCGCAAGCAAACCGCAAACTCTCCGAATCGTTTAATCCCAGAAACGTCGGCGGGATTCGAACCCGCAATTGCCAGCAATCTAAGGTTTTGGCGTCCTCTTAATTGCTTGCGTCTACCAGTTCCGCCACGACATTTCGACTGTCGGTTCCGCATTGTCGTTGCCGAGATTTCTCTCACTCTGCCATCTATCGCAGATTCTGATCGGGTTTCCGACTTCCGCACCAAACAAACCGGCCTTCACTCTGTTTGGTTGACAACCTTTTCCTCGGTTTCCCGAGCGGCCTTCGTTCTTTCTGAATGTTCTCGAATGGATTGCATTGCCTGCAGAACCCATTCGTTGCGTTCAGCACAGTGTTTGATCTCTTCCAAATTCTTCTCGTAATGATAACTCATCTCACGCATGAGATATTCAATCCTGCCTTCTCTCCACTCGGCCGGTGTTTTGGCTTTCGGATAGATTAACTCCGTCATCCTGCAATCGTGCTCAATGGAATCGCCCAATTGCTCGATCATGAACTGTCGGAATTTAGAGTGCTCTTTAGTAGGAGCGATATAGGATTTCGCGATGGACATCATGGCCGAATATCGTTCGAGTTCTCTCGTTTTCCCTGCTTTGCGATCCGCTATTTCCTTTTCGGCCAGCTCAGTTTCGGCTTTGAGTGCCAATTCAATTTGTTCGTCAGTCATATCGCGAATATCGGCGAGTTGGTTCGAGCATCGCCAAAACTCCTTCGAATGATAATCGGACGGCTCGATCGCTTCGATTGGATCGCTCAGTCCTGATTCTTTCATGTCTACCAAAAATGCTCTCATGCATCCAATCGCGTATTGCTCGAACGTCGTGATCTTGCCGTTCTGAACTCCACTCGTATATCCCGTTGGCATCATGTCTCCTTTATTGCTTGGATTGCAGCCGAGCCTGAACCGACTCGATAACCGTGACGAGCGTTTTGAATTGAGTCTCGACCAGTCGTTGCTCGAAAAAGTTCGCATCCGACAGTTTGAGCGAACCGAGTTGATTCAATTCTTCCAAATAGCTGCCGATTAACTCCAGGTCTGTCTTGAGTTCAAACGTCACGACCTCGGTTGCCGCCGCCTTCTTTTCCGGTTCCTGAAATCTCCAGGACGTTCCGACGTTTCCGCGATAGGGCGAAACTGATGCTCGTTCGACTGATTCGCGTTCGAGTCGTTCGTTTTCCGCTGCGGCGTCGGCTTTGTCTTTCTCGGCTTTCGCGTTCAGTTCGTCGATTCGCTTGTTTTCAGCGTCGATTTTGGCTTGTTGTTCGTCGATCTTCCGCTGCTTTTCGGCGAGTTCGTCGCTGATTCGTTTTTGTTCCGCTGCGATCTCGGCCAATCGATCGGCTTCGGCCTTTTGTTCCGCCGCGAGTTTTGCATCGGCTTCGGCTTTCTCCCGTCGCTGGCGATGATATTCGGCCGTTCTGACAAGCAAATCGGCGAATGCTTCGTCCGTCCAATCGCGAATATTCTCGGGAAACATGAATCCGCCCAGTTCTTCGATCTTCGATTTGCGGATGTGCTCGCGGATATCGAGTCGTTGCTTTTCGATCGCTTCTTTTTCGGCCTCGACGGCATCTTCCATCTTTTTCAATCGCTGTTCAGTCGGATTGATTTTCGATTGGAGTTTCTCAGCGGCCGCGTCGACTTTCTTGATCTTGTCGCGGAAGAATCGACCGGCGTTCAATCGTTCATCCTCGATCGTCGTGCGAATATCTCGGCAGGCGAGGCGAGCCCTCTTGACGGCTGCGAATCCCTCCTTGTCGTCGATTCCGTCGATCTTCAATCCCGAATATTTCGCGACGGTCTCTTCGATCGTCTTTTCGGTGATCGTAATCAGTTCTGGTGTTTTTGCTTCGGCGTTCGGATCGATCAGTTCGGTGATCATGCGGTTTCCTTTGTTTGCTTTTCGAGTTCAGCCAAACGTTTCATATCTGCCATCGCTACATCGTCGCTGTCGAAGAATCGACGTGGCGAGATTTCATAGCCAGACTTTTTATAAATCTGCATCGCCGCGAACAGCGTCGACGTTTTTTCTTCGAGTTCTTTACCCTCTTTACCGGCGAGAACCACGGTCCAGCCCGCTCGGCAATGAACGGTCTTGCATTTGTGCCAGCTCGACATGCAGAAAGCATCGGGTTTCGATGCGGCCTCGTAAATTTTCTGATGAATATTGTCGATCGCTGGAATAGAAAAAGCCTCAGTTTTCTGCGGCGACAAATCGGAGCAACGGAAGCAACCGGAGCAATCGTAGCAACCGGAGCAATCGGAGCAATCGGAGCAATCGGAGCAACGGGAGCAACCGTAGCAACCGGAGCAATCGGAGCAACGGGAGCAACCGTAGCAACCGGAGCAACGGAAGCAACCGGAGCAACGGGAGCAACGGGAGCAACGGGAGCAATCGGAGCAACGGGAGCAACCGGAGCAATCGTAGCAACCGGAGCAACCGGAGCAATCGGAGCAATCGGAGCAACGGGAGCAACCGTAGCAACCGGAGCAACTCAATAATGCGAGAATTGCATTTTCTTCCGATCCGAACCAATTCACAGCGGCTCGGTTGTTTCTTTCATCGATTGCGACTCCATTTTCGATCTTGATTAGTTTTCGGCGTTCCTCGTTTGTCATTGGATTTCCTTTGATTGTTGAGATTCGGATTTATCCCCACTGGGCGGCCATTGCTTCCGCGATTCCAATGAAGGTTCTACTGCGGTCCGTTGACCGGTTTTTTCCGGGAGCCATTCGGTGAATTCTGTTTTCGCGTCCCTCGACGATATTTGTTGGAATCAATTGCGGTAGATTCTTCAACCAAAGGCATGTAGCCTTCGTTTCTCCGTGCCCGAATTGCCACGGTTGAATGATTTGATCCGGCTTTCTCCAAATTGTCGATATAATGCCGATCGGATTCTCAATCGCGATTCGTGGTATCTCGCTCTCGGCTAATCGCATGAAAAATTCGATCGCTTTTTTTTGGCGTCCATCGGCCCGTTTTTCCGCAAAGTGCCGAGCCCCTGATACGCAAATATGCGTACATTCCGGATGGGCAACCATCAAATCCCATTCCTGATCCAAAAGATACGTTACATCGCATTGCAAATGCGGACCTTCTCGCTCGCTGGGCTTAATATCGCACGACCATGCATCGTGTCCGCGAGCGATGAATGCATCACGAACAATTCCCGAGCATTCGCAAGCAATCAAGACTCGCATTTATCGCATCCATTCGCGAAGTTCGGATTCGTAACTCCAATCAGAACCCACACATTTCCATATTTGAGCGGTTTTACATTGATCCGAGATTTCAAATATCGTGTGCGATTCAATTTATCGGCTCTTACGATGGCTTCGGCTTCGGTCTTCATTTCAATCCTCGCTTCGTGGTTACTGTTTCACGTCACAGCAGCAATGATATCGGCATTTTTATTGTTCTGCAATATTAAACCGATTCGATTTGACATTTTTATGGAAGTTTTCCATCGGCTTAGAATGGAATGTCCGATTTGTAGTCTTCTCCGGCTTCCAGGAATGGCATCAGATCGTGCCGCTGAAACTCTGAAACGCAATAGGACGACACCGGCCCGAGAACCGTGAATGTTACTCCAGGATATTGCTTCGCCAGTCGCTTGGCCTCGGCTTCGGCATATTCGACGCATGTGTGTTCGTAGTTCGCAGGTCCGTGATCGCTCTTGACGATCCAGAATGCTCGTGGTCCGCGAGGTTCCTTTATGATCGATTGCGGTTCTGCGGGTTTCTCGGGACGCCTCACGAATTCGAATAGGCTTGGGATGAATCGCGATTTATCCACACCGCTCGAAATCTCAATAAATCCGCAAGCCGATATTCCCGTAATTCGATATTCTTTCCCGATGATTGGAGCATCCGGCGGAAGGATAATTGTGCGGCCATGAATTTCTTGACGAATTTCTGCAATGCATTTTACGATATCGCCGACCTTCCATTGATTCGGCGGAAGTGGACCGATGACAACTTTTTCGAATATCGACTCCGGATAATGCCGATGGAATCCATAATCATTTCTCACGACAACTCGCGGACTCTCATGCCCCTCCGCACATCGCACAACGATGTATCTTTTGAGCGACGTCAACCCGCTTTCCTTATGCTGGTCGATGCATTCGACCATGTCTCCCTCGTGGAACTTTCGTCCCAGTGCCGCAGATTCATTTTGCGAACTCATTTTCGGTTCCTTTCAAAGTCCTGATTGCCATTGATGAGCGGGATGCTGATTTGCTTTCCGCCAGAAAAACGCTTCTCTTGCTCGGATCATGATGAGATGAGCGATGACTTCATCCGTCGGCACCATTGCTCCATATGTGGTCCCTTCGTAGTACCCGAGCGGATGCAGACACAGAGCACAGAGAATCTTCATTTCTCCGTTCTGATCGGGAGCAAGAGCGATCGTCGGCTTTCCCTTTCGCAGCCAATAGGTCACGCCCGATTTCTTTGATGATTCGAGAATCATTCCATGCAGCACATATGCCGCGAACAAATGCGGCTTGATCATCTGCCGCAGAGTATCCATCGCAATCAATTCGGCTTCCATGTCCTGCACTTCGGCGACTTCGAATACCGCGAGTTGTCTTTTTATTCCGCCTCCCAGTCGTTCGCGGCATTCCAGTTCAATGCCATGTCCGCGTTTTCCATTGTGCTCGAAAATCACGACGGTTCCGCCGCGTCGCGGACACCACCAGGAGTTGATGATTTTCCATTCGCCGAGCTCGTCACTTATTGCTGATTCCTCGGCTCCGAGAGTCGCTCCATTCAATGTCGGAATCCCATACCCTTCCGCGATTGAAAGCGGGAAACTTGCGATCGGAACTGGAGCACCACACCATTCGCCACGTTCAGCCGCGATCTCGCTTGCGACCTTCGATATTTGCAGCATTGTGACCATTCAACCACCTGCCGTTCGAGGGACGCCAATTGCCTTCGTTTTGTCCATCGCGACGCGGCGAGATTTGTATCCTCCCCGCTTCGCCGGAGTCGTCGCCGGTTCTGTGATGATGTATTCATCGCGATCGGGGTCGAACTTTTTGACCGGATGAAGTTCTCCGTCAACTTCAATCGCAAGCAGATACCCGCGTTTCAGCATGTCGTTAATCATCGTTTTTGCTTTTTTGATGTCATCCGGTTTCGACTTGTCGATCTTCACTCGGATGTCACCCGCAGAGCAGTTCAAGATTCTCAATTCTCCAGACATCTTCAATTCCTTTCGGGGTCGTTTTCGAGCATGAATTCTTCCACGTATTCCTCCAAATTGCAGCCCAGATTTAATCCGATTCTCAGGCATTCTCTCGATTCAACGCTGTGAAGTTTATCTTTCGCACACACCGCTACGAATACTGCCGCAGAGAGCAGAGCTTGAACGGCGACCATCGCATCGACGTCTGACATTCGCCATTGCTCCAGAACGCCGTTAATCAACTCATCCGAGTATTCAGCGATTTGAGCGAGAAGTTTTTCGAAATCCTCATCGCTCATTTCGTCGCCGATGTTGTCCGCCTGTTTCATTTTCCAATCCCCAGCAAAATAAACCCGTAGGTCGCGAATCCGAATCCGGCAACAATCGCCGAATCCATTAAAAGTCCTGACAGATATTTGTGCATGAGTCGACTCCTTGAATGAGATATTCAATCATCGACAAAATGCATCTCCATTCTTCAGCTTATCGCCGTCAGCATGGAATCCGATCGCAGATAGAGCGGATGCTTCGGCTCGCCTGATTTCGTCAAGCCAAAATGATAAACCGTCCTGCCGAACAAAATTCTCTTCACGTCTCTTGATCGATTCTCGTGCGATCCATGATTACCCCAAGCGATGATTGTGCGGCCTGCTCGTGAAACAACGAATTGAATTGCTCGATCATTGTCAGGTCCGATCGGATGCGGATGATTCCTCATCGCGATTGGGCACGTCGATCGAAACGCGAACGCATTGAGCATGATCAATCCGTTGTATCCCCATCGTTTTGCGAACCCGATGCAGCGAGTGATTGTTGGATCGTTTTTGGTTTCATCGGCCGTCGACGGATTCAATCCGATGACGCAGAGCATGTCGGAACAAATCGACTTATTGAACATATCCGGCTTTTCCCAGCGTCGCCATAGCGTGTATCGATAGATTCGATCCTCGCTGAATACCGCTCCTGAATCGTCGTCGCCAATCCATTCCGAGACCATCACGATACAACCTCGACTTCCGCTTTCGGCTTGGGTTTTCCGTCGGCATCCCACTGTGCGGAGAACAGTTCTTTCTTCGAACCGTAACGCATGGATAATTTTCCGAGCTTGTCGATGGATGCATCGATCGCGGCCATGTCGACGGTTCCCGGTCCGCCGAGTTTCATCAGGGCGATGGCTTCCGTGAAAACATCCATTCGGCATTTCGCGACTTCGGCTCCCATCTCGATGAATGTTTTTTGAGCCTTGCTCAATTTCTTGGATTTCGGTTTTTCTTCCGTCATTTTTTCTTCCTAAAACTGTCGGTCCACATAGTCTGAGAATTCACGTTGATTCCCATCGACTGGCAAAATCCGCTGCCGTTTGAAATCGCAAACCATCTCGATCGATTGTCCGCGACCCTCTCGATTTCGATTCTTGTCGCACAAGATTCGATATTCGTTTTTGTTGGCGTAGGTCGGATCAAGCATGCTCGGAATGTATGGCAGCAAGATCACATCCGCATCGGCTTCGAGCGACCCCGAGCCTTTCAAATCGCTCGACTGCGGTACGAGATTGTTTCGACCCTGAACTTGTCGATTGAGTTGAGCCAGCAACAAAATCACGATCTCGTGACGACCCGCGACCTGCTTCAATCTCATCGATACGTTGCCGATTTGTTGTTCGAGCGTATCGCCTTTCCCCTCGACCATCTGAGCATAATCGACCGCGACGATCTGAACTCGGTGCGATTTCACAGCCCGAGCGATTGTTCGTTCGACTTTCGCAATCGTTCGACATTTCTCCGAGACCAGTACCGGAGCCCGAACGCTGAAATGTTGCTTCACTTCGTCCACGAGTGTTGTGATGTTGTCCCGCCAAGTTTCTTTCGGCATTTTCGACAAATAGGCGATTGTCCGACTGGCGACATTTTGCGTCGACATCTCCTCGCTGATCATCAATCCCGCGATCCCCTTCCGCGAGGCTTCGTCGAGCCATTGCAACGCGACGCACGATTTCCCATGCGATGGTCTCGCCCCAATGACGATCAAATCTCCTTTGCTGACGCCCTGAATCAAATCGTCGATCTCTCGGATTCCCCACCAGAGCGAGGGCAACGCGCCGGTCGCGAGCGAATTCACTTCTGCCTGAGTGTGATCCTGCAAAGTTCGCGGACGTGATCTCTTGACCGACAACGACTCGGCCATTCGCATCGCGGCATCGTGAGCGTTTTCGATGATTTCCTGATCGTCCTTGGTCACGTCAAATGCCGATTGAACGAGTTGTTCGCCGATTGCGATCATTTTCCGACGCCTCGCACGCGAAACGACGATTGCGGCATAGCTGAGCATGTGCGATGAGTCGAATTCGGCCTCAAGAATCTCCAATAACGCATGCGGACCGCCAATTTCTGCCAAATCTCCGTTCGATTCCAGTTGATCTCCAACCAGGATCACGTCCACATTGCCGTCATTCGCGTCGTAAACCTGCCAGATCGCTTTCTGAACCTTTCGACTCAAATCCGAGTAATAATCCTCGAGCGAGAGCGTTTCACGCAGTTTGACGACATCCTCGATGAATTTTGACGCTCCAAACTTGCCAGTGAGCATCTGCGAAGCCAAGAGGCTTTTCTCGGCTGCGAGGTTCTGAGGAGGGATGCGGAGTTTTTGATTCATGATACGAACTTCTCAGCCGCTGTCAGGGGTTTCATTTTGGGAACTTCCTGCGAGTGTGAATCTCTGACATTTTCCCACGCTTCCGCCGAATCGGTGTCGTGGCGATTCTTAAAAAAAGACTTGAGTTCAATGCGACCTTTGGTCGATCTACCGTGGGGAGATTTCAAATAGTCCATTACTCGTTGAATCAAATATTCTCCGGCCTCGAATTCATCGCATTTCATCTCGAGCGATAATTCAAACCTCGCAACGTTGAATTCCTGAAAAACTCCCCGAGACCCTTTCTGAAGTTCCAGAGGAACCGTTTTCCAAAATTCGTCGAATTGATCATCAGTCGCGGTCGGAAATATCCTTTGAGCGGCTTCGAACCGTCTTCGTTTTTCTTCATCAGTTTCGAGAGAAATCGCCGGATCTTCTTTCTTTTCTTTAGTTCTTAAATTCTTAAATTCTTTAGATGTGCCGGTTAGCTGTTCATGTCTTAAACAGTCCGCTGCCGGTTTACTGTTCATGTCTGAAGCAGTGCACTGTTCAATAGGTTGTTCATTCTCAGAATCGTATTTTCCATTAACTGATTCTGAATAACCATTTATGCAAATATCATCCTGTTCATTAGCTTGTGCAGACCGCTGTTCAAATTTCTGGTATTTCTCGTAGTTGCAAATCGTGATTATTGAAAAAAGGTTGTTCACATTTTCAATATTCAGAAAACCGGCTTTTTCGAGTTTTTCGAGCCTTCTCCAGAGCGTCGACTCGCTTGGAATGAAGTCGTGCTTGATCCGAAAACCGGCGTCGTCGTGAGTCCGGTAAAGTTTCTTATGGAGAGCGGATCGGCCCGTAATAAACGACCCTCGCGGAATCATCATTTTCGCCGTTGATCCGGAAACTCGCATCTCCGCATCTTTCCAGTTCGCTGACATGCAGCAGAAACACCATAGACGGCACATGCAGTCGCTCTCCCAAATGAGCGGCTTTTCCATTACCGATCGATATATCTTGATCCAGGAACCGTTCTCGCTCATTGGTCAATCCGCAAGTTGATTTTCCGAGAGAGATCGAATCTCTTTGAAAATGATTCGTCGATATTTCATCGCAAGTCGGTCTCGCGGTTTTCCATGCAGGAAATTTCCGCCATTGCGATCGATGTGAATTCGTTCGAGGACGATCATAAAATAAAGTAGGGATGCACTCGCCAAAATGTCCAAATTGGAGCAACCTTCGATCTGGAGGAGATCATTTATCGAGTCGCAGATTCTGCCTTCGAGAGCATAAATCTCCTTCCAGTTTTCTGAAAACCATTTTTCGTCAGAAGTCGCCTTTCTGCGATTCAATATCGAATCTACTTCGGATTCGTCTAACGAGATTCCGATTCTCCCTTGATTGCATTCTCTGCAAACCGCGATCAAATTATCGAAGTACTCTCCTCCGCCGCTGGTCATCGGGCGAATATGGCCACACTCAAGTACAATTTCTGGACTTTTCCTGCCGCAAAATTGGCAGGTAAATGAATCTCGACTTAGAACTCGAAATCGCTCGGCTTTTGTTCTCCAAACCATCGGTCGACCTCCAAAACGAACAACCCGCATCTCTCAGGGAACGTCTGAAAAATGCGGGTCGTTGTATGGGCATGCCCACGATCTAATTGTATCGCATCGCAAACGGTCGTTCCTCCGAATGCGTTGAGCCGCTGATTATTCAATTGCCGGTCGGATTGTCAATCGATGATTGCTTAGAATTTCCGCCATTCTATTTCTGAGTTATTCATGAAATTGTGAATAACTCGGTTTTGTCAATCGAGACTTTTCGCATCGACCGTTTTCCGTGGACGACCCATTGCAGGCCGATCCGACCAGGATTTGATCGCAAGTTCACGACTACTTTCGACTATCGTCAATAAGTAGGCGTACAGTTTTTCGAGAATTCGGAAAGATTGGGGATTTTAGTCGTCGTCATTGCATCGACATCGAGTATCCAGGCTTCCGCAGTGACGGCAGCATTCGAATCGGTCGAGGAACGCCAATCGCTCAGAATCAGTGAGTTTAGTGAAGGCTAATGGGAGTTGTTCGACGGCAGCAATGGCGACGGCATTAGCTGCGGCTTCCCATCGATCAATTGCATCGGGTATTGATAAATTGCAACCTGGAATGTTTTTCCAAAAAGCCTCGTACGCGATTTGCCCCGGTGTCTTTTCACTCATTGCTGATTCCTTATGGATTCTTAACCGTCACAGTTGGATTTTGTACGGTCACGTTCGGAAAATACAGATGAGACCAATTGCCGGTATGCTGGTCTCCCGACAACTCCCAAGATGAGGGGCTGCACAACTCTTTCAAGAACTCATCGCGAATTGCCTCTGCGACCACTTCCCACATCGAACGACTAAGGGCCGTTCTCAGGCTCCAGCGAGAAGTTCCATCGCTCATTTCAAGGGGCTCTCCTTCAAATGTCAGCGATGCCTCGTACGCGATCTGTCCCGGCGTTTTCTCGGTCATTTTGTTAGGTTCCTTTTCATTATTTCGATCGAGACTGCTGAAGGTTTTTGACCTTTTTCCGCAAGTGACGAATTTCATCGATCGAACAACTCGAACAAAAATCCAATGACCGTGATTCCGGCCATTCGTGCCCGTCCTTCAAGAAAATCGATACGTTACACCGGCAGCAATAGTGATCATCATCTGACAATTTCGGTTTTTTCATGCTGTAATCCTTACTCCAATCTCGTCACTCACCTTGTGTTGGATTTGCCGACCAGTCTTCCCTCGATCTCATCCGGTGCTCCGGAATCCTGACCGTACACCAACCCAGAATCCCCGGAAATTTCTTGCAATAACGATTCATCGCCGCCGACAATCGTCCCGCTGGCAATTTCGGTCCACTTTGCCGCCGACGCTTATCGCTTCCAAGAGCGTTTCCGAAGAACGTCTCCGCAATTTTCTTCGCCTGCCTGAGTCGCATTGTTCAACCTCTTTGAATTTTGGGTTCAACCGTCGTGATTTCGCCCGGTTCCACACCAAAGCTCTTGTCTGTAATTTCCGGATGTGAAACGTAGGCCGAGAAAAAATCACTTTCGGTCTTGCGAACGATTAGCTTTTCACCACGACGGGCAAGAAGTTGTTCCGGCCAATCTCCGGATGCGTCATGAATGATGTCTCGTGTTGCATAAACTGTTTGACCTACTTGAATACTCATGATTCCTCATTCGCAAAGTCGCTATCAAAACTGACATCTTCGGGTTCGCACGCTTCGCCGTTTGGGCCTTTGAAACGAACGAATACATATTTGGAATTCCAGGACGACAGCTTGCCAAATTCAATCCGGCAGAATTGGCGATGGTAGGTCACGTTTCGGCCGATGTCTTTTTCTGTAAGTTTCGCGATCTCGATCATTTCATCGCCCCTTCAAATTATCAAACTGTTCTTTGATTGCAGTTCTGGCGACTTTGATATGACTCAGACCAGGACGAACCACCTCCGTAATGCTGGCGAGAAACCGGCGAAGACCTTGTTCGTGACGAGACATATATCCTTCGCCAAGTTTTTCGTAAAAGGCTTTGATGAACGAATCGACTCCATACCCAGCAAGATCAACAAGAGCCTCGGCCTCCTCTTCGTCGACCGTAAATGTGATCGCGACATCGATCGTTGGTTTACAATTTACTTTCGCCATCACTTCCCCTCATTTACGAAACCAGTTGTGCAAAAACTTTCTGAGCGGTTCGCATCGCCGATCAAGTTCGTCGCACCATTTCGATTTGTCACTCGCGATTTGCAGAATCGTGCAATCAAAACTCAGTGATTCACGCCATGTGATCCATGATTGGCAGGCACGCTCAAGGTTGTGATACCTGCGGAGTTCTTCGCGTAGACTTTCAATTGTGCGAGCGTCTTCGCAGTTTTTGCAGACGCAATCCGCTTTATGTTTCGTCACTTCACTTCCCCCTGCCGCTATTCGGCTGAATTGGTTCTTCGCCAATCGATCTTGTTTTGAAATTCCGCGAACGCTTCGCCAATAGTGTTGAATTTTTTCTCAGCGGAAAGGCATCCCCAGCTTTCTCCAAGCCATGCTCGTTTTTCGCGATCGTCCCAAATGATGTATTTTCCTCTGCTCTTACCGACAGTCTGAAGGCATATTTGGATAGTTGACCCGTCGTAGACTTCCCGTGAAATCGGTCGAGGATATGCCGGACCTCCGACGCCGTTTATGCCAGTTCTTCGGGTATAATCCGCACCCGTTTCTCCGGGCAACGGCGGCGGAACCGGAGCGATCGGTCTCGCATTCCGATATGAATTTTCTTAGCTCATATTCAAACCTTCCACATCAGTCCAAATCGATTAACTCTTGGATCGACTCATCGAACCACTCTTGGTCTTGGATCCACCACACGGCTACGTCGACGAGAATGAAGTTTGTCCTGGCTGCCGATCTCAGTTTTTGCAACGTGACTTCACGATCGAAGTCGTCTTCTTCGATACACTTTTTTGGAACCCAGATTTGCATGTTGACGTCATTATCTTCGTCATCCCAGTGCAACTGGATTGCCTTTTCGGTTTCCCTGACCAAGTGGCAGAGAATCGTCAAAAAGCGTGATGAGTCAGCCACGATCAATTCCCTCCATTCGCCGTTTAGCCTGTTTTCAAAGTTGGCCGTCTCTCCGGCCTGCCGCACCACTGAAACTTTCGTTTCAACTGCCTGCTTCTACTGGGAGGTGTCACCATCGACTCGACGTGTGGCAGATTCCGGGGGCCGGTAGCCAGCGTGCGGTACCCCATGAACTTTTACTGGCGTTCAACGACTCATCAAATTTCCTTATTCATTCGCCCGTGCAGCGGCATACAGCGTTAGATCGAATATTGAACGATTACATTGCCATCGGGTGACAGCCTCACGCGGTGGTTATCACTGTCGATTTCAAGCAACTTTTTTTCGTCGAATGATTCGACGAGCGGCCAGCATGCCTTCGACACATTTCGCCATCCATCGCCTGAGTCTCGCGATCGCATCAGCAGCAATAAAATTTCACGGTCTTTTTTCGTAATCATTTTCATCCTTTCTCGGTAGCGGCTGGCTACCTGTTTGCGGTTTCAACTAAGTGTTTCCCATGCGAGAGCAAACTGTTGCCGGGTTTTGATTTCAGACTCCGCACTATTTCTGCTTCTCAATTTCCACGAGAATCTTTTCCATCTCTATGTCTTGCGAGATATCCGTCAGCAGTGACTCGATCACCTTCGAGATAAACTCAGAATCAGACATGCCCGGCTGCCATCCCTTTCGATTGAATTGCTTGATGCATTGTCTCAGAACTCTGCGAGTCCGCTTTCGAAGCTCATCAAGCGGCATGATTCTTTTGCGAAGCGGTGGTACTGACATTTCACGACTCCTCTTCCGAACCGGCCGCAATTTGTTCCACGATTTCATCGACGTTGATTACCGGCTTCATTTGCATCTTCCGTCTTGCCTTCGCGGCTGATTGCTGTCGATCGCGAATATAGGCCGGATGTTCGACGAAATTCTTTTGCGGAACGAATGACATCTTCAAAATCTGCCGTCTCGGGATCGGCAACGATTGATGCAGGAATAGCCATTTGTTCCAGTCCAATCCGCGATGTGCGAATTCGACATGAGAGACCTGCGGAATATCGTGATCGTGATCTTTCCATACGATGCGGAAATGGAACGGACCTTTCCCGATTGTTTTGGCCGTATGCTCTTCAATCGCGTCGAGTCGCTTTTGAATTTCGGCATTGAGAGTGAATTCGCCCGCTGTATGTCTTGCGAGTCTTGATTGCTGTCGTCGAAAACCCATTGTTAATCCTTTTCAGTTAGTTGCCGCACATGCCCGTGCATTTCATCTTGCCATAACAGTTTTTGACCGTTGTCGACATCATAAGTCGCGAGTTTGACTATTATGGCGACTATTACCGCGAGCAGACATATCCAAAACGATACCGTCAGGAACACATCCAGCCAATTCTTCATTGCATTCACCTCTGATTGAGAAATGTTTTGGCCGTATGAATCACATCTCGATCAGCATCTTCCATGCTGCGGAGAATCCATTGAAGATAATCCTTCGGAACTTCGCTCCACTTTCGGCCCTTGTGTTTTCCAAATCGTACGGTCGTCAACAGCATCGGTTCATTGACCCAGTGGATTAATTTTCGGATGTCGATTGTATCGGGCTCCCTAGATCGGCTGATGACCTCGTTCAACTCATGAATCAATAAAGTCGCCGTGACGATCGCATCTGGCAAAGCCCGATGAATTGGAGCATTCCTTTCGATCGGCGGGTTCAGTTTCAACTGATAGCGAAGAAACTGATTCGAGTGACTTTCGAAGTCCGGCCAGAGTTTTTGAGCGAGCCGCATCGTGCAGAGTGCCGGATATTTCGGATTCAAAAACGCACCGTCTAATTCCGCATTATGAAACACGTTCACGATCGGTCCATATGAACCGGTTTCCAGATAGGATGATTCGAACTGCGGACGATCGGCGACATCCTCATCGACGATATGGTGAATCGCGGAAGCAGATGCCGGAATCGGCATTCCCGGATTGAACAACCACGATCGGCTATTTTGGATTCCGTCCAGAGTGCAGGTCACGATTGCCAGTTCGACGATCTTGTCCTTCTCGGGCTCCAATCCGGTTGTTTCGACGTCACATACCTCGAAGGATACCCCTCGAATATTGAACAATGATGAAAATTCCGCTTGACTCATCGCTTCTCCTTTTTCACTTCACCCGCTGGTCGACCCCGCTTGCCGCGTTCCGGAAGTTCGATCTTCAATTCCTTGATCGCTTCCAAAATCTGGCCATTCAGCCGCAAGGATTCCTCGATCACTCCGCCAATTACGATTCCTCGCGTTTTGTGCAGGTGATCCAAACATTTCGCGATTTCATTCGTCAACGTAATCGACAGTTTGACCCATGATCGTTGAGCAGTTTTCGTTTTCTTTTTCATTTTCGCCTTCAATTTCCAGAGACTCAATCAGTTGCAAATTACGATTTGTATTTGGGCAACTCCTTCAAAACATGGTCGCAATAGGTCTCGAACACGGTTCCACGCAGCTTGGGGAGCAATATCCCCTCAATCCGGCCTTCGATCGTCGGGCTGCCGCAAACCTTCGCCATTGCGGTTTGATTGACATGCAAGCGATTTGGTGCGATTTCACGATCGATGATGCCGCCTTCCGAGAGCAGTAGGTATTTCTCGTGGCGTTCCAGTTTTGCCATCAGGCTGCAAATCTCCAATGCGGGAGGATTCACATCGTGGCCGTAATTGTGGCTTGACTTGAAAATCTGCACGAGCGAGCAAAACCATTCGTGCTCCGATGGTCGACCGCGTCCCCAAATGTGATGGATTTCTGTTCGAGTCGCCATCCAGTTATTTGCCAATTCTTGCTTGCGAATCCAGGCTTTCGCGTCGTCGTCCTTTTTCAGGAAGTCTTCGACCTCGCAAACGTAGGCGGAGATTTGCGAACGATATTCCGCACATTCCAGAGCGACTTCGGTCGGTTGTTTCGGCAATCGAGGTTTTGAGGATCGTTTTTTCATTTCGATGACCGTTCCCGAATTTGATCCATAATCTCTTGTGCCCGCATCGATCCGGGAGCACATCGGAAAAACTCGTTCCATAACGCATCTTTCGACGGTTTCGCCGCTTGAGTTTCAGCGATTGATTGCGGAGTTCTGCCTCTCCGCAACCATTGAGCAACCTGCTGAGTTTCGATGCCGATTCGCTCACCGGCCGCAAACGGGTCTTCGCCGGAAGACACACACGCTGACCACAACTTATAAGCCGTCACGAACCATTTTCGCCGCAGATGCGGATGCTTTTTCGGAGGAATCTCTCCGAAATCGGCAGGAATCGGAATCAAACCTTCTAGCATGATTGTTCCTCTCGATGAGATTTGTTTTCAGCATCAGCGAGCATGTGTTGAGCGAGACGCATTTCATCCACCGGAGTCAATTCTCGCAGAAGTCCAGCGATCATCTCGACGGCCAGCAAGGAATCGAAACGAATCATCCATTCATCAATCTTCTCGGACGATGGGAATGGAATCACCGCTTCCGAATCGCGTGCCCATCCGTGACAAATCGGACAGACTTCCATCAGCGGCGATCTACTCGCACAATGCGGACAGGCTCCAAACCACGCTCGCACAATTCCGATGATCTTTCGCCAAAGCATTTCGTTCCCCTATTTAACGAGAGCGATTCCTCGAAACTTTGTCGCACTTCTGAACCATGTCGTCCTGCCGGTCCGCAGATTCGTCACCTGATATTTCGTTTGAGCCTTGATCACTCGGCGAGCATAGGTCGACTCCAGAACTCGCCCATCAATCTCTTCGATCGAATCCACTCGCACCGTCACGATGATTCCGCTGATCTTGGCGAGATATTCGCCACCGACTTTGATTTCAGATTTCTTCATGATCAGTCCCTTTCTATGTTCGTCGCTGCATTAAATATACTGAACTTTAACTTTACTTGTCAACAATTGTTCTGTATATTTGTTTCGTTCGGAAACTTTTTCTTAATTGGAGTAGATCAAATGTCAACCGTCGAGATCATTCAAAAGCATCTGCCTACCTTGGATGAGGCGATAACAAGATTCCTCAAATTGGATCGAAGCATTCTCGACGATAGAGACACACTTCGCCTCGCAGCATTTCTCTCATCCGATCAACTGAGCAAACTTGATTTTGCGGTGATCGAAGGTGAAATTCATAATCCGCTTGAATGGACGGCGGATAATGTCTCAAAGGAATTGGCGGAAGACGTCGCGTTTGCTTTCGAGAAAGCACTCAATCGACGGGGAATCTCCGCCTACTTGATGGCTGGTGTTTTAGAAATGTGGCACGCGATTCTTCAACCGCCGTTCGACTTGCCAAAGTATCGCCATTATGGATTGCCGATTGCGAAGTCGATGGCCGTTTATTTCGAACTCGACAATCAAATCGGCGATAAGAATGGCGACGAGTTCGAGTTCTCAACTGAAGCGGAGGGAATTTAATGCGACTTTCAGCGATGACGACCACAGAGAGAGATCGATTGACGCCGCATGTCATGAAGCGATGGGATGATCTGATCGCTTTATTTCAGAGTTTTGGCATTACATCGAGCACGATTATCGGCAGCGATACGGATCGACAAATTGTCGTTTGGTTAATGGAGGACAAGGACATCATCGTCGACGACAGCAGGACCGTAATCAGCGAGGAAACTCTCTCTCGACGGGCGGAAGCCTACGATCTCGATGTCGAAATTCTGCGTCAATGGTATATCAATTGGCACATTCTGAAACTGCCACCAAAAAACGCATCACAATAGTCCGCGTCGATTCAGTTCGTCGGTCAGATTCGAATAGGCTTTATCCGTCGGAAGCCGCTCGGATGCGAATGTTCTCGCATTCGCTTCGAATTGCTTTCGTCGCTTTCCATCCTGCAAAACGCTTACGACAGCCATCGCGAACTCATCCGGACTATCCGTTATGATCGCACAATATCCGCTCGTTTCCTCAAATCCATCGATTCCATGAGTATTCGCAACTACGGCTTTCCCGTGCGAGAGAGCCGCGATGAACTTGAGTTTCGAACCACCGCCGTGAAATGTCGGAACGATGCAGACCCGAGTTTCCGCATATTCTTGCGTCAAATCTTCGACTCGGCCAAGCAGCTTGACTCCCTGATATTGACCGACGTTGATTCCGTTGCAGACGTTCCCGGCAATATGCAGAGTCGCTCCGATCGAATATCGTCGAATCGTGGACCAGCAGTTTTCCAGGAACCTTTCAATCGCGATGCAGTTCTCGCGGACGCCTGACGCAACGTAGAAGATTCGGCCAGGATGCTGAAGCGATTCGTCCGTGAAGTTCAGTTCCGATGAGAGATTGACCCGCACGACGGAGGTTCCGTTTGTCATCCGCAGACATTCGAGTCGGTCTTGTTCCTGAATCGTGACGATCAAATCGGCTTTTTGCAGACATTCCGATTCTTCGGCTTCTGTCCATTGATGATGATGGTGATGGAATCCGTGCTTTTCGAAATCGGCGAGAACTCGTATTCGTAAATCCGGAACGAGGATTATTTTCCACGATCGCCAGTCGAGATAATCATGAACCGCAGCGATCCATGAATAATTCGCGACGACGATTTCAGGATTGATTCGCTCGAAAACCCATTGAGTTATTCTGCATTCCCCTTCAGTCGCCGGAGAATCATAATGAGGCGGCTGCTGATTTCCGATGACCACCTTGGCGATGGATTCCAATTCGGGCGAGATTGGCCGCGACATTCCCAAAAACAGATAGGTGATCTCGAATCCGACCGACTTCAGATACCGGCAGAAGTCCAGAATCATCGTATCGATGCCGCTTGATCCGGGCTCCGCGAGATTTCTCGCCACAAATAATGCCTGATTGATGATCATTCCTTTCGCAAAATGAGATGGAATCCCTTGTGCGGTTCCTCCGCTACATCGACATCAGAACCGCGACCGTTTCCGCGAACGAAATCGGTATGTCGAAACTGATGAGAAGCGACTTCGATCAATCCATTTTCGCAAAATCGATCGATCCACCATTGCTTACTTCTTACGGTTTGATGGTAGATGATCTCGGGAGTGTCGGATTGATTTTCCATGCTGACCGATGCGACGAAAAGCCCGTTATTCGCCAAATGAGACTTGATGTTCTCGATCAATCCAAACAGGTCTGATTCGGCGATATGCTCCAGAACTTCCCACGCCGTTATGATCTTGAATTTCCGCTGGTTCGATAATTCGTCGACAATTTGAAATGGTTTCGTGATGTCGGCCGTGAAAAGATGATCCGCGAATTGTCCGCCCCATTCGGCTCGCTTCGTTTTTTGATTGATATCACTTCCTTCGACGCCGATCGAGTCGATTCCGGTTTGACACATCAATGCGACCATTCCGCCGCCAGCACATCCCAAATCGAGCATTCGTGGACGCGGAAAATGGCGAAGACACGCATCGACGAACAATGGATTGACCGAATTATCGTTGATCGTTCCGCGAGGGAATCGATGATCGATACTGTTGACCGCGACCGGATGCTTTGTGCGGATGAAAGACTTTTGAAGCATTTGACTCATTCCGTGATTACGGGTTCCCATTCAATTTTCCGGCCACGAGCAACCCATGCTCGATAATTGGATTCGTCATTGATTCCGCGTTGCTTTCCGAGTTCGGCGGTTTCGTCCCAGTGAGCGAGTCCCATAGTGGCTTGGCGGTGGAGTATTTTCGACTTGAAACATTGATGAGCACACGAGTTTTTGACAGCCAAATCGAACGTCGCCACATCATTAAACCATCGCTTGAAGAGATTGATACACAAAACTCCTCCAAGAACGTTTAGGCAAAATGGTCTCGTGACGATCGTTCTCGTAAATATCTGACCGCCGATGACTCTTAAATCCGGATCGTAAAGCCCGAAACAGGCGACGTCGGGATTTCCGATTTCCGCATGTTTCTCCAAAACCTTGTCGAACCAGTCGGCATGATCGTAAACCAAATCATCATCGGCGATTTTCAGCCAGAATCCTTTCGAATGCATCAATCCGACATTCCAGCAAGTGATCGGATCGGCATCATGGAAGACGACCTGCAATCCTGGATACGACTCCTGATCCTTTGCCATTTCCACCAGAATCGATGCAGCGTCTTCCGGATGGCTGATGCAGATGAATTCTCGATCGTGACCGCGAGTCGTCTCGTAGAAGCCCTTAATCGATTCCGCTGCTTGTGCCGAACGTCCACGAGTCGGCATGATTCCCGAAAGAATCGGCCGATTTGTTGTTTTGACATCTCGTCGCGAAAGCACATCTTGCCGGGTTTTCTTCAGCCATTTTTCATTGTGCGACAATGGGCGAAGCTCGCATCCCTCGCAAATGAGTTGCGTTTGATCGCTGGAATGCTTCCACGGCGTGGCGAAACCGACTGGATTCTGCGGTTCCTTGCACTCGAATATCGGGGTTTTCATGTCCAAAACATCGACAATCGAGCCGCGATAAACGCATGGCAATTGCTGCATCACCTTCGCTGTTCTGTCGAGCGGGACTTGTTCGCCGAAATCCCACCATTCCTCCGGCTTTAGAACTTGTTCTTCGCTGCCAGCACGTCTTGAAACGTCTGAAGCCCCCCCCCGTTGACCGATCAGCCATCGCGTCGGAGCGTATGCATTAAAATCCGCGATCCAATGAGCGATCATCACGTCACAGTCACCGTGCTGCCATTGATGCCAGAATTTGTAGAGTTCTGTCATTCCTCGACCGAATGCCGCATAGGCATGACAACGATCAATTTGCGTGAGTTTGACCACATGCGGATTGATCGGAATCGGAGGTTGCATATGGTTTCCGCCAAGCCATACAAATTCGCGATCCGGCGGAAGAAATCGAAAGAACTCTTCGGCTGCTTCGGTGAAATCCGGTCTTAGAATCGCATCGTCTTCGAGTATCAACACCGATTCGCAACCGTCATTTAACGCATCCTCCAATGCTCGCCGATGACTCTGCAAACAACCCCACACCCCGGCCGTTCGAACGAATCTCACGTTCACGGAAACATTCATGCCGTTGTGTTCCGGCAATTGAATCTGATGTTCATCCGGAGGAGGGCATCTCTGACCGTCGATTGCTTTCATGAAGATCGGCGATTTGAAGGGCCAATTCAGCAATTCCGCTTCGATCGCTTCCCGTCGGTCGGTTCTGCGTTCGAGATTGATGACTACGACTCGATCGAAAATGTCAAACAGATTCAATTTTCGCCCTTTCAAATTCGTTCGAAGATGTGCCAGACGACCACGCCATTTTGAACGGTTCCGCGATAATAGGTTTCGGTTGTATCGAATTCTTGCCCCGTGCCGATTATCAAAAATTCACGATCGACTTCGATTCGATCAGGATTGCAAATTGCCCACATGCAAATCTGGCCATTTTGCACTTGAACATCGACAATCACCGAGTCTCTCGGCATTCGAATTCGCTGTTCCATTCGCACTTCAAGAGGAAACTTCCAAATAACCGACATGATTGATTCCTTTCCAAAATAAGAAATGCTGCTTTATCGCCGATGATCATCAGGCGGTCATATATTCGATTTCGTCTATCAGTTGCAGAGATTCCGCACCATCGTATTCTTCGATTACGAACCGCTTTCCTTTCTCGATCCATACAACATAAAGGCCATGGGAGCCGCCGGTATAAAAATACATCCGCATTTTCTTTCGGCGATTTCTACCGCCTTATCGATATCCTCGTCGATTACCGCTTGGACAATTTCCGAATCCATCGTCAATAACTCTTGAATGTCATCGTCGGCCCATGTACTCCATCCGGCTCCGAATCCCGCAGAAATGAGTACGCCGATCTTTCCATCTTTCTCGATTTTTTCCACTTAACCACTCCTTATTTTCAATGAGTTCTCTGTCGACCGTGCTTCGCGATATTATTGTTACTGAATATTTGATTCAATTGCAAGAGCACAAACGAACAAACCTCGACTGATCAAACAATCGAGGCTTATCCGCGTCAAGTTGTCACCGAGACATCGGCATCGTATCTCGGCTATCCGGCGTTTCCAAGCATCTTGGCAACGTATTCTTGCTCAGTCATCTCCAATTGGTCGCGAACGGTTTGAATCGCCAAATCGAGCAATCCGGGACACGGGTCGAACCAGTTGATTTTGAATGCGAGACCTGTTTGAACCGCTTTTGTCGCCGCAATTCGATAGGTCTCCCAAGAAGTTTCCTTCATCTTTTCCCGCAACCGAAACACGATATCGTTTCGATTCTCCTCGCAGCCTGTCGGCCCCCACTGATTCATTTTCTGAATCCAGTCGATGCAGCCGAAACAGGCTTCGATACCGATGGACTTCAATATTTTCGCAACCTCTGTTCCGACTCCCTGCGAGATCGGAATGCTTGCCTTATGAACTGGCTGAAACGGCAAAACCTGAACTGGATGTTTTTTCGCGTACGATTCCGGGTCGACGATTTGATCGGCATCTTGCCAATACGATTCGGGATTGATTCGACCGTTGATCGACGAAAGTCCGCTCGCTTGGCCGCACATCCATTCGCCGGGAATGCGAACTTTGATTCCGCCGATTTCGTGCAAATGTCCCATGTGATGATCTATGTGAGACGGACTGCCATCGCTGTTCGGCGGGAAGGGAGTATTCAGAAAATGCTTGTACAGTTTCTCGAATCCGCTCCGATGAACCGCATAGGCGTGAGTTCGATTCACATTGTAGGGGATGAATGATTCCGACGAGAATCGTTTCGGCGGGAATTGTTGTTCGGCGAGCATCTGCCCTCCGAGATACGCCTGCTCCCAATTACTCTGAATATCCGACATGAATCGGTCGAGTCGATCTTCGAATTGATCTCGGAAAATGACGTCATCTTCGAGGATCAAAACCGATTCGACGCCGTCACTGAAACATCTTTCGATGATCGCCAAATGGCTTCGATAACAGCCAAATGCACCTCCGCCCGCTTTCCACCAATCTGGAATCGCGATCTTGTCCGCATCGATCGCCGAGAAAACTTCGTATTTCATCCATTTCGGACATCTCGATTTGAAGGCTTCCAAACGCTCAGGCCGCGATTTCAGATTGATGACAAACGTTTTCTCGAACGGCGATTTGAACTCGGTTCCTTCTCCGAGAAACTTGAGATTCTGAAAGAAGTCGATCGATTTGTCTTGTCCATTGATGTCGGAGACTCCGCCCCGTTGTCCGACCAGCCATTTCTCGTGGGCGTAGACCTTGAATTCGCTCAAATGGCGATTCAACGCCCAATCGCAATGATCCCGATGACCCTTCGACCAAATCGTTTCAAGTTTTTCCATCCCGCTTCGAGAGAGGGCGTAGGCATGAAGCCGGTCGGTTGAAATTGGCCGCACGAGTCCGGATTCGATTCGATAGGGTCGCTGTCGATGTTCGCCGCCAAAAAAGGCGAGTTCCCAATCTGTCGGCAGGTTTTCAATAAACCGCTCCGCCTTGAACTCGAAGCTGTCGCAAAACGTCGCGTCGTCCTCCAAGATGAGGATTCGCTCGCAACCCTCCCGCAATGCCTTCCTGACGCATCCTAGATGACTTTGGCCGCACGCATAGGCGGCAGAACCATGATCGAAGTTCTGAACTTGAACCGTTTCGCCATCGATTGCCGTGAAAAACTCTGGATCGGCATAGAACGGCCATCCTTTCGCGAATTCGGCTTTCATCTGTTCGCGACGATCCGAACGTCGAGCGAGATTGATGACGAAAACTCGGTCGAAAAAGTTCGCAATCTTCATTTTCTCGATTCCGTCATCATTATCTTGCCAATCGTCGAAGTCATCGCTCCAAATATCGCGGGGAGGTTCGTCATCTGGCATGCAATCCACTCCTTTAACCGCGAGATTCACTCGTGCGACCAACCGACATAGAGTTCGATGGCGTAACTCAGCTTTCGCATTTCAATGGATTCGCTGATGTCGAAATACGCATTGGAAGCGGAATTGATCATGGGACTGACATTGCTGCCGACTACCAGGATCACCCACAAGATAAATACCTCCGCGACGGGAATGGATTTCAACATTTGATTGACCTTTCTGAGAAAATGAGTTCTATCCGAGACTAGAACAATAATACACAGTTACTCTCGCTCCGAAAATGCTCGGCGTTCGCGAAGACAGTGCCGTTGCATGAACTACGATTGCGAAACCGAAATTGCTTGCATTCACCTGAGCCCCGGTTACCGCCGTTCCCCACAGTTCCGAACTATTTCCGAACGAGACGATCGCCGGCGGATTCGGAACGGAAACGATTAGCTTCGGTGTTGATGCGAGATTTGTTCCCGTTGTTGACCCGCCGATGACTAGATTCGCATGAGTGACGTTCGTCGCCGTGCTGCTCGATTGGCCCATGATTTCTGCCATGATGCCCGTAACCGCTGCATCGGCTGGCAGTGCAAATCCGAAATTCGTGAAATAGAGCCAATCGGAATCCGATAGAGCCGGAATTGTTACCGTTGCAGCTGCCGCCAATCCGAACCAGTTCGTTGATCCTTCAGCATTCGTGACGTTGCTCCATGCTGTTCCACCAGCGAAAACGACATCCGCGGCGGTTCCGCAATAATCCGGACCGGCCGATAGTCCACATATTAACGGAATTGGAGCCATGCATGGAAAGCAATCGAGACCTGATGGAGCAGGGATCGTCGAACGATGGATCACAGCCAGCACTGACGGACAGACCGGCGAAAATCCTTTTTCTGAGATGATTCGCATGGTTTACCACCAGAATTCCACAACGGAAGGGACTGGCGTTCCGAAAGGATAGGTAACTCCGTCAACTGTTACAGAGAAGGTATAGGTCGAATAATTTGTGTCTTTAATATAGTTTTCTGCATAAATACAAGTTCCGCTGAATGTAGGGTCTATGAAATATTGTGATCCAAATCGAGTCCCCAAATAACAAGTGAAACACTGCGGGGGATTAGGAGTGTATGCGAAATATATGTAGAATCCCAATCCTGTCGGAACCTGAAAGGCATTCGCATCCAATTGTGCTCTAAATACGTTCCCCGTACTGAAAGGCAAATCATTCGCCCCATATGTGAGATAGTATATCGTTGATGCTGGAGCAATACTCGGATTGGCAGACGCAATATTGCTGAAGACTGTTGTCCTGCATTTCAAGGTCTGCCAAGTCGCTGGTGGAACAATCTGATCGCACGCTAATAATGGCGGCGGCCGACTCATGCAAGGCCTGCATGACAAACCGCTTGGAACTGGTATCGTCTGTGCGTTCGCGATCTCTAGCGGAGATTCGCAAAGTGGGTCGAAATCGAATCCGCTGATTAACCTCATGATGAACTGCTCGAACTTGATGGACCGACAGGAGTCACGCACGGTTTGCAATTCAATCCGGTAGGAGACGGAACGGTCTCGCGATTCATCATAACGAGCCGCGATTCGCAAAGCGGATTGAATGTTCCGAGGTTTTCCATTCGCATCACAGCGTCTCCGCGATGCCAAGCCAGTCTGTTCCGCTGATCAGAACTGGAACGCACTTGAACGCCGGATTCCCCGACCCGTCGGTATAAATCTGCCCTTGGAATTGATAGCAACCCGTGGCAGGCGATCCGCTCGAGGATGAGGAACTCGACGAAGATGATGATTGAGTCACGCAATAAATACACGACACCCACGTACAAGCATCGGCCACGCAGCCCGTACTTGACGACGATGACGACGAACTTCCGCATCCGGTCGGGCATTGATACGTCAGCGTCACATATCCGCTTGGCGTAAAAATCGGATACGCCGTCCATGCTCCCGTGTTGATCGTGTATTGATAAGCCGCCCCATCCGGAGCCGATGAACATCCTCCGACAGTCGCTTGGCTCGGAGTCAGGCAATTGAAGCAGTTGCAACATCCGCAACCCGTTCCACCTCCTCCTCCGCTTCCGCTTCCGCCCGTTGATGCGGTTCCTCGCATGAATATCGCGAAAACTCCGTCTGGAACGGACGTGTCTGAACTACTTGACCCGGCGAAGGAAGTTCCCGTAGGAAATCCATCCGCGAAGAACCCGCTGCCGCCGCGAGTGATGTACCACTTTCCAGACTTCGGTCCCCATTGTTCTCCGGGAGTAGGAACCGCAATCGTCTGATCAATCGCGACTTGAATTCTCGCATCGGCATAGGCTCGCCCATAGGATTTTCCAGAACTCCACCATCCGCTTGCCGCCGCTGAGGATGAGCTGGAACTCGATACGGTTGCTTTATCGATCGTTTCGTCCGATGTGACGAGAATATTCCCGCTGCTGCCGTCGTATTGTTTGACGTGTACGATTTGAACGGTCTCGCTTGTATCGGTTTCGGGAGTGTTCTCAACGTATGTGACCATCACGACTGAATAGGGCGGGATATCCATGCCGCTGTCGTTTTGGATGAGAACTGCGATCTCTGGTGTTTCCGCCGTCATTCTGGGAATCCCGTAAAGCCCGTACTGATACCGCCTCTCGCCATCGCTCCACGCTGACTCATCAACTCCTTGATGAGATTGAGTCGTTGATCGATGTTTCGCCTGCCATCGCGTTGACGTCGTTCTGCATAAGGCGGAATGTCGAAATCGTGCTCGGTATTCACGGAGGCAATCGTATCGTATCCCTGTTTTCCAAGTCGATAGCTCACTTGCTGAATCGCCCCATCCATGTCGATCGGGAACAATCCGTAATAGGTTCGGCTCCCCGTCGATTGCGTGATGAATTGCTGCGAAATCTGCTGAGCGTAATAAAGCGATTGCCTTTCCACTTCGTCCGCATTATTTGTAGTTTTTCCGACTGTCAAATCTTGATCGTACCGATAGATGTCAGGCTTCAGCGGATAGCTGGTAATGTACCACGGAAGGATATCGTTTTTCACGACTTCGAGGCAGAAATCTCTGTCGCCGCCACCGCCAAGTGGGTAGTAGTATTCGTTTCGAACCGGTTGCCATGTCACCAAATCGCGAATCTGAACAGCACACATCAACCACAATCGAGCGGGCTGATACGGATAGTCGGCCACGTTGTAGCCGGGACTGTTCGGAACAGGGCGATAGATCATGATGTCCGAAAATGTGATGATCGTTCGATCGGAATCAATCGGATTGCATTGAAGATTAAAGCTCCGTTGCTCCTCCTTGCTGATCTGAAGCGAGTTTCTGACCTGAGCATCGATTCGCGTGCCGAATGGGTAGTTATTACTCGGCCTTTGAGCTTTTTGGCCTCGGAATTGACCGAATACGAAGGCACTTCGCTTGTGCAGTTCTCCGTAGGGATCGGTATAGGATGTGACGAGTTCATTCGACAAGATCATCTGCTTGCGAAAGACTTTGCCGTATCCCGGAACGAGGATTGATGCTTGATTCGGTTTTGGTGTTTTCGAAGATTGTCCGGTTTTCGGCGTAGAGCCTTGAGTCGTGAATTTCCCATACGGCTGCGGATCATAAATCCGAAATGCCTTAAAGATCGTTTCTACCGCGAGTTCTCGCGGGCTTTTCAGTGTTCCATCAGCCAAGGTTCGGCGATTCGCATCAATGGATTGAAATCCGCCGAACATTCCCTGATTGAATCCCCATGCGGGCGGCACGTAATATTGCGTTCCAGGGCCGCGACCATTGTTGCTATAACTCAGTTCGTCGAGTTCTACCCATGCTAAATCGGTATCTTTAGCGACAGGAGAGAGCCGAACGGCCATTTGAAATCGCACGGGAGCCGATACGATCTTGATGAAATCGGGAATCTCTTTCGGATCGATTCCGTCTCCCGCATCATTGAAGGGGAACGTCTCCGGCAGATTCGCTCCGACGCCAGTCACGCAAATCGTCCAAACTCCGGTCGATCGAATGGGAACGATTCGGCATCCGAGATCGTCACAAATCTTCGCCATTTCCTCCGCCGGATTCGCGTGATCCCAGTCAATGTCCGGTCTCGCATCATTCGGCAATTGCGATACGTCGTAGGCTTGAACTCCGAGAGCATCGAAGCACATCGAGACGAGCGTCTGCGGGTCTCTCTCATGGGCAGGGTCGACGAAATTATCCGGGAATCGAATGTTGTACCGACCCGTGATATTCGCGTATTTCCATGACCACCGCTCATCCAGAAAACTAACCGTTACGATCTTTCCGCCGGAGTTTCGCTGATACGAAAAGCTGTCCAATCGGCAATTCGGAAAGGTAATTTGATATTGATTGTATGTCAGTACGATGTCGCCATTGACGTCGGGAATCCCATACTGCGGATACATTTCCAAGACGCCGCGAGAAGGCGTGATTCCGCTCACATCCGTAATCGAAAACGATTCGTACGCGACGACTCCCGGATACGAAAACTTTCCGAAATTTCCTCCGCTTGACATCGCGAATCCTACGTAAAGACGATCGTTGTATTTCCGCCATGAGCAACGTTGACGCCGACTAACGAAGATGTCGCGAGGCTGAGAGTTCCGGAATTGACCGTCTTTTCAGGATCGTTGATCGTCACATTCTCCGAATAAACCTTGATTGGATTCGTAACAGTTTTTCCCCGCGTATCCCGTGAGCAATCGAGCGTTGCGGAACCATAGAGATTGATCGTTCCGATTGTGCCGGTCGTGCTCATGATCACAGTGCCGTTCAGAGCATTGACGGTTGTCGCCGTGATGTCTCGCAGCGTGAGCGTGCCCCCCGCAACTCCCAAACTGATCGTAGTCACATTCGATCCGATGGTCGCTGTCCCGCCGTTTTGCGTGATCGTCGTCAATGTGCATCCCGAACCGCAATTCAGAATGACGTCCGTCTGCGGACTGTTGTTGTACCCGGTGTTGATGATCGGGAAAGTGGCCGTTGTCCCCTGATAATAGGCGACTCCCACATCGCCCTGCGAAATATCGATTTCGCTCGAACCGTTTCCGCCGATGATCAACACCACGGGAGTATAGGTATCAACTCGCCTTCCCGTCGAAATCACTCGAATCGTTGCCGTGTTCGCTCCGAATGCGAAATTTGCTTTCGTAATTGTCGGACTGTTTATCGTGACGGTCCCGCCCGCGAGCGTTAAGGATGTTGTTCTGTATTCCGCGTAGGACGTCTGGTTGTCGGTATTGATGAAGGAAAGGCCAATGTCGCCCGAGAATCCCGGCGACACGAGAACAGTCACTCCCGTTAAACTCGAACCGAGATTGTATTTGCAATCGACATTTCCATTGTCGAATACGAGCGTGTCTGAATTCGCGGGAGCCGAGCCACCGGACCAGTTCTGAGCGTTCGTGAAATCGTTCGGACCGGTCGCCGATGTCGTGTGAGTAATCGCATACGTCGCACCGCCGCCGGTCGATACGGAAATCGTAGATGGCCTGCCCGCGAGATTTCCCGTCGCTACGATCGTCGTAGAAACGATGACTGGAGTCAGTTCCGAGAATTCGGGAGGCGGCGGAACTGAGACCGATGTCCATGCCGCAAGAATTCCCGCCAGGACGGATGCGACAGTATCCCCGCCTCCGGCCGTATAGGTGATGGATTTACTGTTGATCGTCACGGAGTATGTTTGACTTGTGACGGTTCCGGAAAGTGTGATTGTCCAGACATCAAATGTTCCAGCGGCATTTCCGAGCCAACGCTTTACGGACATGTTCGATTCCTATCCTAATGCATTCGGCGAACCGATGAGGGGCGTGGCACTGATAAAATTGTAGGACCAAGTGATTCCGTATTTAATCGGATAACCCTTGATCGTCGTCGGGCTTCTCGTGACAACATTTGAGGCTGCATTTCCGGACGTTTGCAACAGGTTCAGCCCAAATATCGGAGCCATTGGCGTCGGATTAGGACCGGACTGCTCCAGGATTCCCGATTGGGTGGCTTTGTACCATGACGCCTGCGTGACCTGCTGCAACAGCGGAAGTCCGATTGCGGGAATGCGTTCGACATAGATCGGCAGCCCGAGATTGTCGGTGAACGAGATTTGTTCGTTGAAATTCAGAACATCCTGAGCCTTCGACCAGAGGAAATCCGCTTCCAATCCAAACGTATATCGCAGATAGGTGATTCCCTCTGCTCCAGCTAATCCCTCGTGACTCACTGGATTGGTGACTCTGCATCCTCCGAGAGCGTTTTGGCCTCCGAGTTGAAAAGGAGTTCCATTGAATCCGGCATTCGATCCGTCGACATACAGAGCATTCTGGATCGCGGTGTATTCCGCCCAGATGTCGGATTGCAAGTTTCGGACGATCTTCCCTCGCATCTGCCAATTCACATGCAGCAGGTGTAAACGCTGAGTCTGACCGCGAGTGAATGTGCGATTGATGCTCGCATAATTCACCGAGTTGTCGTCGAACGTAAATGACCCGTAATAAAACTGCATATTTGACTTGCTCTAAAGAACCCGGTTTTGATTCATCCGGAAAGTTTCGAACTCTCGCTGCTTTTCCTCGAATGCTTGCTTAAATTTCTCGAACAGAACATCAAATTTGAATGCGTTTTTGAATCCTTCTACGATATTGTCGGCCGTCTCCTCGTTTTCTTTCTGGAGTTCCGAAATTTTATCGATCGCGCCCGCCGCATGTCCTCCAACTTTTCCGTTTGCTGCATCTGCGCGATAGGCCTTGCTCTTTACGTCTAGATCATCCTTGAGAACGGAGATATCGCTCACCATTTCTATGCCAAGATTTCCGCCTCTTTTATGACCTTCTCGGTCGGCATATTCCGCGAGTTTCGTACCTCGACCGGCCGATGCAGCTCGCTGAAGTTCCCATTGAGATAGCTCATCAACGGGAAGAAGGTCGGCTCGCCCCGCTTTCTTGCGTTGCTCATTTTCGGCCTCTTTCGCCTCAATATCCTTTCGCTTTTCGTCGATCTCTTTCAGTATCGATTGGTCGCCTTCGTTCAGTAATCCGTGCGAAATCTGCGTGCGATCGTGTGCCTCTTTTTCTTCTTCATAGGCCTTTCTAGCCGCGTCGTAGGCCTCTTTTGAGACCTTGACCTGCTGCTCCGTATTTGCGACCTTCGCCTGTCCGATCTGAAGGCTTTGTTGTTGCAGCCGAATTGTTTCTTCTTCCTCAGCCTTCAGTTCTTTTTTCCGATCGGCCAAGGCCTGGGCGAGATCAACTTTAACTTTCTCGTTATTGATCTCTGCATCGGCGACGCTGATCCCTCCGGCGGCACTGATGACTTTTCCCTGAGCCTTATGCAGCGGATTGGTGCTGTCGTAATCGGTCTTCGGCTCTAGAACTCCGGCACCCCCGCTTGCCAGAAGTGAACCCATCCCCGCTGGCCCCGTAGATGCGACAAAGGCAGCGGTAAGAAGTTCCTTTGCTCCGAAAACTTTGCCGGAGGCCTTCTGTCGGCTTGATCCCGGAACATCGGTTTCGCCATTTCCGGGAATCGCGATCTTTCTCTTTTCAATTGCGGCGATCTTGCCATCATAGGCCAACTCGCTGGCCTTCTGCAGATCGGGCAACTTTTTGAGAGTTTTTTTATTGATTTCGGATTGCTTGTCGAGATGTTCTGATCTTACCTGCAATGCCTCCTGCATATGCTCAGTCCTGAGATTCTGTTCCGCTCTTTCTCTAACCGAATGCCGACGCTGCCAATTGACTCCATATTCTTCCTGTCGCCGCTGAATGCCCTTCTCTTCATTCGCCGTTTCGTATACTTGTCTAGCCGTAAATCTATGGACATTTTCAGGAAGCTCGGCTGCCATTCGATGCCCGGATTGCATTGCCGCAATGCCGATTTTATGAATCGCTGAATACGATCCGGCTGAAGTCGCAGCGGCATCTTCCAGCATCTTTTTGAAACTGTCTCTCGTAAATACCAGCGATTCTCGAAGGATAGCGAGTCCAGCGACAACGCCGGTAATCGCAATCGCCCACGGCGTTCCAAATGCCGCCGAAGCATTTTTCGCGATATTCGCGAATCCTTCGATTGCGACAACGCCATGAACCATTTCGTTGGTCATCAGTCCGGTTGACGCGGCGACCTGAGCGATTCCCTTGGCCGTTTGAATTGCGGCTTGGTTTTGATCATTCAGAGCCGATGTTTCCTCTTTGATTCGCTTCGTGGTTTCTGCGTCTTCTTTTTTAGCTTTTCTTTCCGCAACTTTTTTCCCACGCGACCATTCGCGAACGCCCGACTGAGCCTCTTTACGAGCTTCGTCTTCCTTTTTCTTCTGAGCCCGCTCTGATGCGGCGACCTCTGCATCCGCAACTTTATTCGCTCTTTCAATGGCTCGCTGAGCGGCAGACTCTTCCCGGTCCTGTTCTCGAATCAGCAATGCGGCCTTTTTCGCGAGTTTTTCTTGCAGTTTCCCCATTTCCGCATCAGAAAATCCAACATCTTGCCCTTCGGCCGCCATCTTCTCTAATGCCGCTTTTTCCTCGGCCTGCATCTTCCCATGAAGAGCTTCCAGTTTCTGAATCGCACTCATTCCAGTCATCTGGCTTTTCGCAGCATCGGCCGCACGATCTCGCACGCTTTGGCCGTATCCCGGCATCCCGACATTAACCATTGATGACGAGATCGAACGTTGGGCACTAGAGGATGCCGGACGATAACTCGAGCCGGAATTGCTGATTCCACCGAGAGACGACCTGATATCGTCCTGAATTGATTTCACGGCAGACTTGACCGCCGACGTGTCAACGGGACCGATCTTCATGTTTCCGCTTTCCAGCGAAATCCGAATCAGAACGTCTCTCGTTACGTCGACCATTTATCGCCCCACGACTAATCGGCACAAAATATTTTCAAATTCTACTTGCCGATGCCTCGCAATTCCGTCTTCCGCCTCGCGGATGATTGCAGCGTTTCTCCGCACGATTGGATCATCTGGAAAACTCCCGACCGCCTTGCATTCCATATAATGACGATAGCAGTTTTCGTTTTCCGGCGTTAGAGAGAGTTGTTCCTCGGGAGCTCCCTTTTTGCATCCTATTCTCGTGCGACATGGCGGCAGGCAGGATTCTCCGAACAGGGACCGCAGTTCGGGCTTTCCATCGCGACCCTTCGTCATTTGCCCGGTTTTCTCATCGAACAAATACAACTGGCACAATTCGCACGATCTCGTAGCCACAAGCGGGTATCTGAACAGAGTCCAAATACCCGTTCTCAGTTTTTTTCTTGATCCGAATCGCTGATTTTTGGCTCGGCTTTTGGCTTGGGGTCGCTAGTCTGAACCCCTCGAATAATCCGGTAGAGCCTTCCGAGCAATGCATTATTCAGCCGCATGCACGTATCCGCCGAGATCGGAACTTCCGCTTGCTTACGATCCCTCAAGTCCCACAAAAAGAGATGTTTCGCGACGAATTCGCAAAGGAGCTTTTCCTGTTTGTACGAGCAGTCCGGATCGACCAGTTTCTTCTCTTCGAGAATTTCAATTTGATTGTCGAGTCGCAACCATTCGGCTTTCGTCGCGACGCGATAATGAAACGAAAGCGAATCGTAGAGCGTTTCTCCGTTTTCGGATGGTTCGGCTCCCTTGATGAATCCGTCATCCCGCGTATACCCGTCATCGATAAACTGTGGCATCAAATAACCCTTTCAAATGTTCCGTACTCGACCTATGATGGAATTGTTGCTTAACAATTGGAGCCATCATGTCAGAGCCGGATTTTCTCAAGTTCCATCTCGAAGTCCATGCCGATGGAGTTCCCCGCGAGGTTTTCGAACTCGCAGTCATGCTCCGAGACGATCCTAATGCCAGTCTTCGAGAGCGTCAAATGGCATGGTTGATCATCAAACTCGCGACAACCGTCAACAAGCTGATTTCCGAATTGGAAACGGGCACGACGACTTTAGTCGTGCACGAATCCAATATGAGGCGAGATTGATTATCGTTTTGACTTCTGGCCGCGATAGACCGTCGGAGTTGTCAATGCTTTTTCGATCGGCCATCCTTTTTGCAATCGAACCGCGAGCGTTCCGAACGCCAGTCCGACCTCTCTGGCCCAATCCGCTACGGATTGCGTTTTTCCATTAAAGCTGATCATTTTACGATTTGTTTTTCTCTTTTGAATCGGATTCTTAAACGCATCTTCGATCGACCATCCGGATTTCAATCGATTGGAGACGGCATTCTCTGTTATTCCGTAAATTTCGCACAATTCGACCAAGCATTTCGTCATTCCATCAATAGTGATCAAGCGATTTACTCGGGTATTGCGGCTCTGTTCTTTTTGGGTCGCCCATCGCACATTTCCGGGTTCGTAATTTCCATTGTTATTTGGAAATCGGTCTATCGAATGCCGACTTGACGGCCTCGGTCCGATATGAGCCAAGAATGCGTCGAAGTCCTCGATCCATTCATCGCAGACGCTAATCCCGCGTCCGCCATAATTGTGCCATTCCTTTGAGTTTTGATTTGAGCACCGTTTATTCATTGATGCCCAGCATCGATATTCTGCGGTTCTCTTTCCTACCCGATCATGCCCATGTTTAACATTTGACTTTTGGATTTGATCGAGCATAAAGCAGCCGCATGACTGCGTATGTCCACTTACGAGAAATTGGCTTCGAACATTGACCACATTCCCGCACGAGCATTGGCATTTCCATTCGGTCCTGCCATTCCGCTTTCCGGCATATTCCAAAACTGTCAATCTGCCAAATGGCGGGGAACCGATAAGATTGCGGAACCGCCAATTTGAAGGTACTTTTATCTCTGTCATTTCCGTGTTCCTGTTAAACATGGTTTTGAAAGCGAGGCTCGGAATTTATCAGATTCCGAGCCTTGCGTCTTTTAAGATCAGGAGTTTGTCAAAATCATTTCTTTGTTCGCACCTACTCCGAAGCAATAGAACTCGAGAGGCAAACGAACATGATCTCTTCCGGGAATCGCAGCACTTCGTGGAGTTGCTACAAGAGCCGCAAATGTAAACGAAAGTGTATTCGTCCCATTTGTAAAGGCGATACTCGCCGTGAGAGGAGAACCAATTATCGGACCTGCTCGCTCAATAACTAACAATCCTGACTCGGTCGGAGTGTATTTTGTCTGGCATGCGAGAGTAATAACTCTGTCCGAACTTTCCAAATCTGTTGCCGTACGTCCCTGTAGGAACGTGGGGTTAATCTTATTGTCGCAGGTGAATTCGAACTTGTCGAACGAGTATTGCGTGCCGCCGATCGTGATCCCCGAACCGCTGTCCGAGAACATATATTCTCGCTGCGTTACATCGGCCGCCGTCGAAATCGTTCCACCCGATCCAATTGCGAGCGTTTTTCCGACGAAACTCACCGTCAATTTCATCTTTTCGCCCGGACCGCCCTCATATTTCACCATGCTGAATCGGCCGACATATGTATAACCGATATTCGCTCTCGCTCCCAAATCTAGCACGATTGTGACATCGGCCATTTGATCGGTCAGCGTGTAATTCGCCGATGACGAGTTGAGAGCGTAGGGCAGGATATATCCGAGTTCGACTTGTGTCGGACTGAAGACAATATCTCCTCCGACTTTCGTCTGACCAAGTGCAACACGTTCCATCTGTCGCGTTCGCGTGCCTCGAAGTCCATCGTCTTGGATGATTTCGCTGACTTCTGTAATCGAACTGCTGATGAACTCAACGACATTGCCGTTGATCGTCATTCTCGCTTCCCAGCCGTTAATATCGGTCATGTTACGACCTATTCCTTCAAGGCCCCTCGACGATTGTTTGATCGTTTTGCGGCGGTTTCATTGACCGATACCGGAATTATTCCTGTTAGGCTGACGGTTTTTCATTGTCTACTGCGTCGAATTTTCGAAGCCGTATCTCCATGCTCTTTCGCCATCTTCTGATGATACTTGTGTTCCTTGCTTTCGGAATCGTGACTCTCCGATGCTCTTAAATGGGCATCCTGAGCCGATTGATGATTAGCGAGAGATGGAGTTTGTTTTGCATTTTCCGACATCTTTTCCGCATGCGAACTCGCATGTTCCATTTGGTTCTTGGATGCGGCGGCATGATGTGCGAGCGATGCGGAAAACAGTCGCCCGGCATTCGGATGATTGATGTCGCCAATTTTGGCAATGGCATCGGCGGCTCGCAAGTGGGCTTCGGCGGCTTCTTGATGCTTTCCGTTCTTGGCGTGGGAAGTTGCCGCAGATGATTCCTTCAAAGCATCCTTAGATTCTTTCATTCCGCCAATCAGTGACTGTGTTCGCTTGTGAGCATCTTCCGACGATTGAGCCGCAGAAGATGATCCGCTCGTCCATTTTCCATGATCGCGGGCTTCGCTCGGATTAAAAGACTTCAGAACCGTGATTCCATCATCGATTACGGGATAAAGGAGAGACTTGAATGACATATTAGACGCTCAATCCTTCTGCGGGCAACTCGGGACTTGAATCGGTTTTTTGAGGATCGATTTTTCCGGTATCGGTTTTTTCGTCGGAATTCGGCAACGATGGCGGATTTGCTGCATCGATCCATGAACGGGCATACGCGATTGCTTGGGTCGTTCCCAAGATCGGTCCGACCGTCATTTGCTCGCGAGTCGCCGTGTACGCGAACCCATCTGGCGATTCGCCGTTGAGAGTCGCGATCAGATGCACACCGTTGATATCCATCGCTATCCCCTCAGAAGTTCTACCGTCGCGTCTGCAACCTGATTTACGATCTTGTCGAGTGTTTCGTCGCTGATGCCAACCGGAGGCCGAGCGGGCATCCTTGACGTTCCCTCTTGAAGATACCCAGCATAATCGATTCCGGTTCCGTACACGAGACCAGATCGAGTCGTCTCATGGACATTGCTCGGACCGCCGACAGCCACGAGAGACTCTCGCAATGCTCCCGTTTCGACCAAAATCCGATCGTGCTTCTTTCGCCGAATCGTCGATTCTTTCAGCGGCTTCCAGTCGACGAGATTCGAATCGTATTCGCCTGCGAACATTCCGGCATGCTGTTCGGCGAGCGATTGTTCGCCTTGTTCCATGACTTCGGTGTAATCGGCATTCTGGACAGCCGTTTCGATCGATTCGAAAAGCGAGTTCAGTTCGCCGATGTCGTCGACAACGAATGTCACAATCTCGGCTCCTGAAAGTTCGCTCGCACCACAAATCCGCTGACGAATCCATCTCGGTCAAAATAGACTTTCGGCTCAACGACGTTTCCGGGCTCAACCTTCAATCGGTAACACATCGGCAACCCTGAGAGGGCGACGTTATTCAATCGCCGTCGCATAGTCTGACGCCATCCAAGCCGTAATTCGAGGCTTTGAATATCCGGCATAGCCATGATCGCAACGAGCGTTCCGTAATAAACTCCGTCTCGATCATTCAATTCGTCGCCGACTTTTTCCGGTCCATACGGCGAGACCGAAATAAATGGCAGCGGAATCTGCTTATCCTGAAACGTCGCGACTTCCTGAAGCACGACTCCGCCCGTGATTCCAAACATTCCCATGCCGTCGATCAGAGCTTTGATCGCAACCATCGTATCGAAATGATTGGAGATTCCCGGCATTGATTAGCTTACTTTCTGACCGCAGACGCACACCCAATCCGTCAAAACCGATTTGAGCGTTGTTCCTGCCGCTTGAACGACGAATGTCTGACCGCCGAAAACAATGATGTCCCTCGATCGAATCTGCCGACCGTTTGAAGCGGGATTCAGTTCATGATCGGGAATGTGAAGCAAGGTTTCGTCGCCTTGAACGTTCAAATGTCCGTACTCTTTCAGTTTGCCACTGATCGGCTTCTGCCAAGCGTTGTACACGTTCACAGTCGACGTTCTGTCGGCGTAGAAAACCGCTCCGGCGAAGCTCAGTCCAGTCTGCAAAACGGTTAATGACGTATCGGAAGCGACTGAGACGACCGTTAACGCGGTTCCGGCCGTGACTGAGTTGAATCCGCTGGCGACGTAATTCAGCGTTCCGCCCGTCGAATTCGCGACAATCACACTTCCTGAAACGAGCGGAACCGGTCCGGTTTTGAAGAATGTGCCGACTCCCGTGATTGTCGAACCGGAGCCCGAGATTGTGCCAATTTGCGGAACGGCTCGTGAATCCGCATCGAGCGTCAGCGTTGCCGGACCCCGCGAAGGAACCAGCCGCATTAACGCTCGTGCTTTTTGATGAGTCATCACGATCGATTTGCCTTAAATCACCGGCATCGTATAGGCTGCAAGATTGTTCTCGATCGAACCGAAAATCGACGCGAATACATCCGGCGAGAAATAGGATTCCGCCGCATCTTCGTAGGAATTGCTCTGAGCGGGTAACCCACTTGCCGACATCGCAATCATCCGCATCACGGCCATGTTGACCGTCATCTGAATATCCGCCGGAACCACCGCATATCCGGCCGTGTAAACGACCTTCACGTTTCCATTGTTGATCGGTGGCTGTCTCGCCACCTTGCCATATTGTCGCGATGGATATTGATAAAATCCGCCGTTGATTCTGCGGATGAGACCGGCCGATCCAACGCCATTGAATCCCGATTCCAAAACCCAATCGACTCCCTGAACCAACTGAGTCGCCGATGCAAAAGCGTTCGAGGCCTGTCCGAAAAAGCCTTGCGGATCAGACCAGAGACTCGTCACCGAAATGACCGGGAATTGATTCAAATAGAACGCGACGCAGTTATTGACGGAATAGTATTCGGTATAGATAGTCGCTTCGATGTCGCGATTCAATTGCCGCTTGACTCTGCTCGTCAATCCAACGATGAACCCGTCGATTTGCGCATCCATCGAAGTATCCGTCGAAGCGATTCCCGCTTGCGATTTCACGGAATTTCGAGTGGTCAACATGCGGTTTTTGCTTTCTCAGCTTTTCGAGCCTGATGCCGGTTGTATGTCCTGATTCGATGACAATTCGCACAGACAACTTCGCATTTTTCGATTTCTGCCAGTATCGACTCAATTGATCCCTGCACGCTGGACACATGCATCTTCTTCACTCCGTGAACATGATCAAAATCCATTGCCTCCGGAGCTGATTTATATCCACAATCCGCACATCCTCGTTCTATTTTCAGATCGGCGATGAATTTCTTCTTTTTATTGCGATTTTCGCGAGACAGAGTATTTCTGCGATCGTTTTTTGGTTTTGTAGCCCATGCATGTTCGCCATTTAGCATCCGTTTTTTTGTCGCAATTCTGTGACACCGGAGGCATCTGATCTCGCATTTCGCAATTTCTTCTCGAACTCGTTTCAACGAGAATGTTCCCATTGCTCCAACGTTAATCGTCTTCTTGCCGATGACATGATCAAAATCGAGAGCGACGGGGTTTTCCTTATATCCGCAATCGATGCATCCCGCTTCCATCTTCAAAGCGGAAATTCGGCCTTTGTGCCGGAGTGCTCTCCTACGTGATTTCATCACGCTCTTGCATCGAAACGCCGGATTTTCGGAATTCTTTCTCGCCCGCTCTCGAATCTTTTGTCTTCCGTTTTCCGTCGCACGATGCTTTCGCGAAATATCTCGGTGGTAATTCGGATCGATTTCTTTCCGCTTTCGGACATATCTTCGATAATACGATCTTCGCTCGGAAACGCACCATTCACATCGGCATCCGCGTCGATAGTTAGACCGCCACGACAATCCATTTTCAGGATGCTTTTCGACTTGTGCAAACAAACCATCGAACGTAAGTTGTTTTTCAGTCATTTCAGCCTCTCGCAAAGGTTGATTGTGATTAGAGCCAGAGAACCGTATCAGCAGTTCTCTGGCTCGAATTTTAACATCTTCGGATGAAAATCAGAATGTGGAAGCGGTTCCTGCGGTTACCCCAGCGGCTGCGGAATATTTATTCCCAGCGACGAACCCAGCCGCCGCCGTAATTGGCGTTGTACCGCTCGGAACGTTGATGGCATTGTTCGTAATAAACGGCGTTGATGCGGCCGCCATCGTAATGGCCACCGTCCCAGTCCCAATGACGAATCGATTGTTGTCGATCGATCCACGAAGCACGGTTCCGACATTCAAAATCGCCTGAGTCATCTTGCCGCAAAAATAATTATTTTGAATTAAATAGTCGACACCCGATTCGTGTCCGATTTGGCAAGTCGTTGTCGTACCGGAGTTGATGGCTGGCCCAAGGAATCGGCAGTTCGTGACAGTGAATCTGTCTGCGGTCGCAGCCGTCAAGATTCCCTTGACAACTCCCGCCGCAGCGGCATTGCAGATGAAGTCGCACTGGTCGAATTTGACATCGACCCCGGTCACGCTGATTGCCGCGACGATCGCATCGATCCCCGTAAAGTCGAACACGAAGTTCTGAAACATCACGGCCGCACCAGTGATGATCATCTGAGCGGCTGTCGAGGTTGAAAACGTGATCTTCGGTCGCTGTCGACCGTTGCCCATGCCGATATAGCTGACGCCGGGTTTGCTGAAGGTCATACCAGCCGCACCGACGATCGTTTCCGCATGACCAGCCCCGACGAAAACGATATCGCCGTAGTTCGTCAGAAACGTGGGAGCATTGCAGAGAGCTTGAGCATTGATCAGCGTATCGACGGGAACGTCTGCACAATATCCGCCATTGCTCGAAGAGTTCGTACTGGCATTGTTTGCGAAATAGACATCGCCCATGATTGGGTGAGTCGTGAATCGCAATGCTCCACGAGCACGATTGAAATTGCTGGCATTGGTCGCTTGAGAGGTCATTCAGCACACTCCGTCTCAGGTGGTGTAAAAGTTCGAAACTTGAATCAGTTGACCGATGCGGCAGGTTTCAGGATGCCCGCTCGCTCGAGCACGGCCGGGAACAGTGCCCGTGCCTTATTGCATTCGTCGAGGTTCCAATCGTATTTCTCGTACGATTGGACTCCCGGCGATTTGATCATCTCATATGTTTCCTGAACGAGTTTCACGCTGCCGAGTTCTCGTGAAATCATGTTGCAGGGATGCGTCTTTTTCAGATTCGGAGCATAGGCTTCGTCGAGAGGATTGTTGTCGATGGCAACAATATCGATCGAACCATTCATGATCTGATCGGCGGTTTCCAGAAACGCGGCCGCATCTCGGAAGCAGCGAATCGCCACTTGCTTCGGCGAGTTATTGTTCTGCCGAGCATTCTGGAACAATTGGAACGCGGTCTTTTCCAGCCGAGCCGAGTCAGACGATGACTCGACATCCGGCCTTTTCTTTTCTTCTGCCATGACAACTTTCCTGAGTGAACTCTATTCCGATCCGAACGATCCGGATCAGGCTAAGAAATCGATACCGGTCTGCTGTGGCTGCTTGAGTCCGACAGCGATATAGATCGCCGTTCCCAACTGGGCATTCGTGCCAGTATCGGGAATCGTGATTTGCACATAGGCGAAGCCGTTCGCGAGGTCCAGGTCTTTCCCTTGAATCTCGACGACGACGATCGCGGCCGATGCCGCAGCACCGGTCAGAGTCGCCGTACCGGCCGCTGCCTGAGTCGTGATCGTCCAGATTCGATTCGCTGCCGTCGCGATAGCACCGATCTTGCTTCGGTATTTCGTGAACGTCAGAGCCTTGGAACTGCCACCGGCATTGTCCTTGGCTTGATTCACGGTGAAAACCGGATCGTCACCGGCCGTCCCTGCCGCCTTGAGCAGAACCAAAGCAACCCGGTCACACATGGCCATTTTGTGCCAGTTGGCACCATTGTTGCCAGTCTGCATATCGACCGGAATGAATGCGAAATTGATATCACAAGATTCCGTGAATTCCTGATTCAGTGTCGTCATAATCGTTTTCCCGAAAAAGAGTTGAAATCATGCCGACAAAAATCAGCGAGCGGCCACGCCCACGAAACTGGATTGGGTATTCGTACCCTGATAAGGAGTCGTCGGAGCGTTTTCCCAAGGAATCGCGTTCATTCGCATCGTGAACCGCAACGCCATCTGATCCGTCAGGAATTCGACGTGCATCGAGACGGCTTGCTGAATTCCACCCTTGGAGATCGACAGCACCTGCCCGAGATCGGCGAGCACGATATCGCCAGCGGTTCCCAGCGTGGACGCGAATTCGATCGGTTTCATCGGCAGTCCGCACAGCGTTCCGAACGGCGTCCCGGACATTCCACCAGGAGGCATGTAGGTTGCCACACCGGCCGCACCGATGCCCAAGGTCATCAGCATCAATTGCTGTTGAATGTCCTGATTGTGATACCACTTGGCGTTGTTGAGGAACGGAGCGAAGAACCGTCCGAAAATTTTGGCAATATTCTCCGTGACGACCGTTTTCGGAGTTTGTCCGACTTCGGCCGAGATCGAGAGATAGCTCGGGGCGTTGATGATCCCCAGCGGTTTCGCCACGCCATCACCACGGAAGAGGGCCGCACCGATCAGGAAGTTGAATTCCTCGGAGGCCTTCCGGGTCACATATTGTTCGAGAGCGGCCGAATTGTCATTGATCAGTTCGTCGGTCAGATAGACGACAACGGCGACTTTTTGCAGTTTCAATTGGACTTCGCGAAGGGTCGGTTTGCTGGCGGTGATCGTATTGCCTTCACCCGTCCAATAGCCTCGCAGTCCACCATGACGAGAACCGTCAACACGGCTCGTTTCGGCGTTCGCCCAAAACGTCATGTTGTTCCCGGCAACCGTGTAGGCGTCGGTCGAGTTGACCAAATCGTTCGAGTAGATTCGGCTGAAAATCTTGGTCGAGAACTCGGGCAAAACCGTAAAGCCGCCGTCCGCTCCGATACCTTCCGACATCCCTTGGACGGCTTTCATGGCCGAACAGGATTTGTAATGGTTGCGAACCCGCTCTTGGAATCCGTTCGAGGCATGACCGTCGAGACCTGCTCGAACGAAGTCGTTCAGTGACTTGAATTCGGACTTGGGAACATATCCATCCTTAATCAGAGCGGCCATTTGCGATTTGCGGCTGGAAATGCGATTTGCGACCGGTCCGCGAATCTCGTTCGGAGATTGCACGATTGTGACCGTGTCATCGTCGTCGCCTTCCGACCATTCGCCAACGATTCGGCCCTGTGCGTCGCGATGAACGCCGCCAAAGTTCGGAGTTGATCCGAGAATCGACTTGAGAGATTTCAATTCGGCCGACTGCTCGTCATTTTTCTTGATCAGTTCGGCTTGGAGTTTTTCGAGAGTGGCGATGTCAGCCATGTTAAAAATCCCTTTAAGAGCGTGGTACAAAACAGATGGCCGCTTTGGCCACGGTCCTCAACTTGCCGACAGTCGCCGCTGAAGTTCCTCGGCGAGTTTCCTCATTTTCTCATCTTCCGGAGCCATCGCGGGTTTCGATTCCTCGACTTTCGGAGTCATCGATTTCATTTTCGCCCCGTGAATCTCGGCTTGTCGCACGAGTCGCTCGGCATGATCGATCGTCGATTGCAACGATTTCCGCTGCGATCCGTTCAAATTCTTGTCGGACTGCAACGATTTCAGACGATGAATGATTCCGTACATCTCGTTTTGCCGACCGCTCGACGCGGCGAGAAACGATTTCATCTCGGTATTGTCGTCGTCGCTGGAATCTTCGGTTTCGTCGCCCATGTCTTCCGACTTGAGATCGCATTTCATCTTGGGGTAACACTTTACGTGTAATCCTTCGAGTTGCGTCATCCCGGCTTTCATCATGTCGTTGACGTCACCAACGCCTTTCTTGACCGCCTCATTCTCTAGGTGATCCCCGAGGCATGAATTGGTCGACTTGACGCCCGATTTGATGTGAGCGTGAAGGCATTTGATGACCTGCGAGCCGTACGGCTGTTTTGCAGGATCGACGCCCGGTTCGTTTTCTGGAGCCTGCATCGTCGCCCCGTTGTTCACATTCGATTCCGTCGCTTGATCGGCGGGAATCGTCGCGGGATTTTGATTGTCGGTTTTTCCGGAACCCGTTGAACCGGTCTCGGAGTTTTCTTTGTCTTCAGGCACGTTATCGTCGCCCATATCGTCTTTTTTCATTTTCGACTCCTCGAATCCGGTTCCGTATTTTTTGGGCTTCGGAGCAATGGCAGTGAGTGATTTGTAAATCGACTCGTGGATCGGTCGTCCGTCCAATCGATTTTTTGAGAGGCATTTCGTGATCGCTTGCGGATTGACTCCGAGAACGGTGAATGACCATTCCTCCAAGTCCCACAAGCTGACTTCGGTGATCGTCCGACCGTTTTTGAACACCGGACGTGACTTCAAGGGAGTTTCCCGAACCGAAACGCCGCGAATGACTCCGTCTGCGATCAGTTCGAAAACTTGCATCGCGGTCTGGTCTTTTTGTGCGAAAAAGCATGTCCCATAGACCGAATCGTCGATGATTTGGATTGCGAGGTTTCCATCCGGGTCGCTGCTGGTTCCCATCGGCAACGGAATTCCTTCCGTCAGTCCGTGATTCCAGAGCACGACCGGATTCAGGCGATAATTGTCGAGCTTGCAGCCCGATGCCAAAAGTACATCGCCGACGCGGTCCGGTTCGGCATTCGAGATTCTCGCTCGGACACTGACCGCCGATCGATCGACATACGGCGGATCGTTATCCACCGAATCCAGCATGAGCGATGGAGAATCAACCCCGAGAGCTTTCGTCGAATACAACCAATTCATTCCTCGATTGGTCGAGAGAATGTCGTCGAGGGATTCGAGGAATGGTTGTTCGGCTGGCATACCCGACGATTAGACGGGCGAAAGAATATTGACGTAATGTCAATGCCGAGAAGTTTTACAGACGTCTAGAAAACTTTCTCACTTCAATTCCGACTGAGGCGGAATCGGAATTTTGATCGAATGCGGGCATTCCGAGCAGTAGCGATGCTGGATGCGTGATCCGTCGGAAAGCTGTTCAACGGTGCCGACTTTGCAGATTGTGCCACACTTTGGGCAGATCGGAACCGGTTTCAGATTGTACCAGTTGACATACTTTCGCTTCGATAATCCGTTTTCCGAATCCTTCACGAATGTCATCCGAGATTTCCTGAGAGCGAATTAACCGCGACTCGGATTGTTATCGCGAATTCGACGGGATTTGACAACATGAAATGAAAAAGCCGATCCGGTTTTGATGCCGGATCGGCTTCGCATTCCACTGTCGAATATCAATCAGCGACGTTAGTCGTTCATATCCAATTCCGCTCCGCTGATTTGCTTTTCGAACAAATCAAACAGTCGTCGTCCGATTTCGTCGGGAATATTCGCGACATGCTCCCCTTTCGCCAGCAATTCGGCAGACTCGAACAATCGCTCGTCATCGCCTTCGGGTGCCCATCCGAGATTCTCCCAGCCGCCGTACATTGATCCGGGGTCGTAATAGCCCGTCGATGTGAAATGGATTGCGAGTTCCAAGCAGGGAGTCGAATCGAAATCCATCGGCAAATAGGGTCGCAAGAATTCGAGAGCGTCGCTTCCGCAGCCGATCTCGGTTTGCAGGTCGCAGATGAAGCCGTCTTCATCGCTGTCGAGTTCCAGGTAAATCACTCCGGCGACATTTGACCAACTGTTTTTCATTTTATAACTCCTTCGTTGCGGTTACTGATCGCACGAACAAATATTACAGAACAATTTATCGGCTGTCAACTCGCAATCGATTGACCCTCATTCGCCCATAGTCCTGACATTCCGCCATATCGTGATCCGGTCGTTCGAAATTCAGCGGTCCATTCCCAAACATCGCGAACGAAACACTGAAACTCGGCTCCGGAGAGTTCAAGTTCTGGACGCGTGTCGAACTCCGCCATGTCAATCGCGGCGTCATACGCATCGCGATAACTTTTCGGGACGACCAACTGAACGGATATTCCATTCAAAATCGTCAGATGATCGCTGAACTGATCGGCCGTATCGGCTGTGAAGGAATTGATCTTCGCGATGATCCTGGATTTCTGTTCGGCGATTTGCGAATCCAGATTGCGAAATGTGGCCTCCACTTTTTCGAGTGATTGAGCGACATAGCCTTTCATCGCCTCGTCGAACAGCAGTACGTGCCGTTCGCGATTTGCCTTGAGTGTTTCGATCAGTCTCAGCCGGTCAACGACGACGGTTCTATTCATCTGATTGCTTAATGCTCGGTTTGCCATGTTCGATTCCTTTGATCTGTTTGAGAAAGCGGATTCAATCAATCATGCATGATCGGTCGTAGGCATCTTCGAGGCACGAATCGACGATGCGTTTATTCTCTTCGGCTGTTACGTTCAGTTCTGATTTTTCGTAGCCGATCTCGTCGAAGTCCCATTCGATCTCGCATTCGTACATTGCGATGACTTTGTTGTGATATTCGATTTCAACTTGTTTGCCGCGAAAGTCGACGATCATTTGGATTCCTTTGTGAGTTCGGCCAGCAAACGATCTGCGGACTCAATAGCCATTGCTGCACAATTTCCAGAGCCGAACCGCTCATAACCATCACAGGAGAGCAATCCGCTTAACGCCGCCGTTGCAATCGTTTCTCGTGTCGCTCGTCCTAATGCAACTAATTGCAACTTTTTCAAGTTATCGGCGATGTTTTCGAGCAGTGAATCCGTCTTACTGTATGGACCCTGGCCGATCGCCCACAGTTCCACCAACGCGAATTCGGCTGACTCACGTTCGATTGGTCGACCATCCGCCTCAGTGATGATTTTTCCAGAAGATGAAAACGCAGTCCAAATGCCGACTTTGCAGGTTATTGGATTTTGCACCCGAACAATCCGACTTCCATCCCGAAACACGTATGAACCGTTGGACAGCAGCTTGCCAAGGTCTTTCTTCAACTGCTTGATAGAGGGCTGTCTATTCATTTGATCCCTTTTTGAGTTCTGCAATGAGGACATCGGCCATTTGAACGGCCATCTGAGATAGAAACTTGAAGTCGCAGTCGAAGTCTTTTCCGACGGTCGTCGCGAATCCTTGCAATGCCATTGCCGCGAAATGCTCTCGCTTCGTGAGATTGGATGCGAGTTCGGGAATCGGTTCTGTGGGTTTCGGCCGAGCGTTGCTTTCGCGGTATGATGCGAATGGTCCTTCTCCCGCTTCCCAATAGCACATCAAGACGTCCTCGATATGATCGAAGAATTTTGGCGTCTTTCCATCATCGTCTAGCATGAACGATCCGTCATCCCAGGTTGCGACCCATTTTCCGTCTTCTTTCTCGACGATTGAGCATCGATCCGGAAAAGAGTAATACGACCCCTCGTCGCTTTCGTGAAGTTCACCTAGTTTTTCTCGAAGTTCTCCCATTCCCGGCTTCATCGCGTTTTTCCTTTCTCTTGTTCAGTCAAGTCGATCTCGACTAGCCTGTCGAGAAGTTTTTGAAACGTGTCATTCAGATATGGCAGGTTCTTCGGATCGCGTTCTTTTGCGATCAGAGATTCGATGTAATCGAGGCGGGTTTCGAGCTGTTCTTTTGTCATGAGTCTCTCGCTTCGCGTGCCAGTTCGTCGCGTTGTTCTTCGGTCAGCTTGAATCGGTCGCACAGGATTTCTCGTTCAAGATTCGCTTGATGGAATCGTTCTTGGAAATCATTTGACCTTCTTCGGCTTCGTTCGAGTTCATTCTTGAGACTGTCGATTTCTTGCTGATCTTTTTTCGTTCGCATGGATCACCTTTCCACGATCATCAGAGCGAAATTCTCTCTACGACAATCGGACGTCTCGATTGGCGTTCCGTCGATCGTGCTGAGGATGACCCCGCGATGCAGAATCGTTGCCGCCGTTACTGTTCTGTCGTCGTAATACGAGTCCTGCATAACGACATACGGATCAATCCCATTCGCCAATTCATCGCCCAGTTTCTTGAACTCAGACCATCTCATCGGAACCGCCTTCCTGCTGAGACTTCGCGATTTGTTCTCGCTCGTAGGCTTCGTCGAGCAATCTGTTTTCTTGGTCCGACAGGTCGATAAAGTGTTGAGCGGCATCGTCGAAAATGTCCTTCAGACCATCGGTCTCGCCGTCGCAAACGACGCAGATCGCATCATCCTCCGGCCAATTTCCTTCGGCGACAACAATTCCGACAATCTCGCCGCACAATGCGATTAGCTCGTGAGCCGCCTTCAGTTCATCCTTTTCGAGAACAGTATTGTGGTCGGCCTTTCCTGACTTCGACATGATCGCTTTGATCACGTCTCGACAATCTTTCAGATCAGTGAGCGTATAGCGGAAGCGGTTTGTATAACGGTGAGACATGGTTTTTCCTTTCAAAAGTCTTTCGATTCACAACAGTCCCCGCCGATCCATCAACGGGGAGAGCAGTGAACCGCGACTAGATTGCAGAATACTTCGTTTCAGCGTCGATCAATCCATACAGTTTCATCGTCAACAAGGTGAACTTCGTTGGATTCGATTCGCGGGCTTTCATGGCGAATGTTCCGGCGTTGAACAAGCTCCAAGCCGTTCGCGGTTCGAACGCTGAGAATGATGGCTTCCGCCATTCCGCAATCGCTTGCGGCAGAAGTGTTGAACTCAGGATTCCTTGCTCGTAGGCGTGAAGCAAACAACTTGCGGCCTGCTGTTCGGTCAGTTCGCATGCCTGATAATGTTCGATGCGTTTCGCTTCGACCTGCTGAAACTGAGCGAGAGCGACGATCGACTTTGAAATCCCTTCGTCGAATCGATTCATACCGAATCGTGTGTGACGCTTGCTGACATAGATTTCCGAGTTGAATGAGAGATTGTCGCATACGAATACTCGGGAACCGGCCGTCATGCCGATTGGGAACACTTTGTCGACTGAATTGCGAACGCCAACAGCGAGAGAAACTCCTTCGACAATTGGACTCGCCAAATCGAGCGTCGCGAAGAACTGAGCATTGTCGGCCGACAGAGCGAACTGCGATTTGCGGATCGAGAACCCCGCATTCGTCAGCGATCCTTCAACCGTTTCCAAAACCGTCTTGTGTGGCGTCGGAAACCATGTCGATGTGCCTTCGACGTGTTCGCAGGATTCGACTTCCGAACGTTCGACTTTTCGTGATCCGCGATGAAGGATGAGAGTTGATTCGGTCATTCTGTTTTCCCTGTTCAGGAGTCTCACGCAATTCGTCGAGCACGGTTACTGTTTCGTGTTCGCGTCGTGATGAAATAATGTTATCGAAGTTTATCGGATTTGTCAAACGTATTCTTCTGGAATTTTCTCGAATAGTGAGCAGAATTCCAAATGATCATCGACGCTTGTTCCGGTTTCGATGCAATAGGCTCGCCATTCTGCGGCCTCGGGAACTGTGCGATACCATGCTTTGAGGTCGAATGATTTAATCGATTTCTTCTCGGGATCGCGGATAATCGACTCGCTGACAGACAAATCTGCCGATCTTCCCTTATTTTCTCGAAATCCGAATTGCTTATAGAACTCAATAAGTCGTTTTCGGCTCGACGCCCCGAAATCCGTACTCGGCGACAATGCGATTCTCTGCCCTGTATGATCAGCGTATTCGATAATCTCTCGCATCGCCGTACTTCCAATTCCTGTCCCTCGATTTTCCTTCGGAACGACGATCTTATCCAACTTGATCAGGCCATTCTTCTCGTGAATCCAATGACTCACTCCCATGCCCGTCAGTCGTTTTTCTAGATCATCGATCGTTGTCGCCGGATGCGTTCCGCTTCCGCTGCTTGTCCATTTTCCATCCTCCGTTCGAGGTTCGGATACATTGAACGCCTTCAGGCTTTTCGAATCCGAATCGATGATTCGGCCGATCGCTTCGAAGACGGGGACCAGGGCGTAGTCAACCCAACAGCGGTCATGCGGGTGGCAAGGCGGTCCCTCACTTAGTCTCCAAGGCCAATCTTTCCGCTTCACTCGATTGACGGATCGGCACAGCGGACAGACTTTTCCGTCCGGAACGCCTGGCGAAATCTCAGTAACCCGCCATAAATCATCCTCGCTGATTCCAACTGTTTCTTCGACAGCCGATTCACCTCCGGCGTGCCTCGCCCGCGTCGTCTCATCCACCGCATTGACCTCAATTCGCTTCGGACCGAACGCATCGAAAAGGATGTCTTTCAATTCCTCTTTCGTCGGTTCGTAGTATCGATCGATCGTTCGATTTGCGGGAATCATCCGATTCGATTCGCGAGCCGCCTCGATCGTTTCTTCCTCCGCATCGCGTTTTTCCTGATCCAACTTAGCGAATGCTTTTTCCAGTCGCTCTTTTGTCGACGTCGCCCAATACTTCGAGAACTCTGCCGATCGCTTGTGTGCCCAGCCAAAAGCCGCGAGGTTCGCTTGTGGACCGCTCCAGCCATGATACTCGGCAGAATCATCGAAGATCAGCAGCAAGAGGACATACATCGTCGAATCGACTTCCCGCTGAACTTTGTCCCAAAATGACTGCGGGACATTGTCCATGTCGGGAGGATCGCCAAGCAGTTCCTCGAACTCTCGCATGTGCCGGCGAGCGACTGCCCCGAACTTTCGGGCAAATCTTGCTTCCAGGTCATCGCGATTCGGTAACTCTGCCATTTTCAATCCCTTGAGCATTTGCAGAGAGCGATCACAAGATAACCCTCGCTGGATTCCATCATCGCCGCGAATGTCACTCCGTCTGGAGTTTCGCAAACCTTCAATGGAATTCCATCGAATTGCGTCTCATCATCAGCGAGTTCGAGTTGATTGAAAATCGATCTTACCGCAAAAATTCTATCCGGCCGCTTATGATGTCGCTTCTCGACTTCGGCAATGGAGGCCAAAACCGCATCTCGCACGGAACCAGACTCCAATACAAATCGGCCTGTTTCCATTATTGCTCTCCGATCGCACGTTCTACAAGATAATCGCCGAGCGTAATTTTGCGTTTTAGTTGAGGGATTACGGAACCGGTCGGAACAATTGCAAATGATTCATGTTCCACTCGCAAATACAGTTCATCTTTCAGGGCATTCTGATAAAAACTGATTGCGTCAATTACCGTTCCCGCCGGAAGCTCTGCCGTGATTGGTAATTTCACTTTGCACGAATCCCTATTCTCTAACAAATCGACGATCAGCCCGCTCAACTCCTCATCGCAGATCGCAATTTTCAGCCGTCGTGATTTCATTGACTTCCATCCTCGATTGCACAATCGCGCGGTTCTTGCGGAACATATCCCGGCAGATTCCATGCGAATTGATAGGCGTCTTGACCGTCGCTGTAATGATCGCGGATCACTCGCTCGGCCTTGAATCCTTGACTGCGGAAAAAGAGATGAGCGTTCAGATTTGAATCCCCGACGCGAGCGATAATTCCCTTTCGCCGTTGCTCGTTAATCTTTCGCTTTGCTCTGTCGATCATTTGGCGACCGATTCCGCATCGATGTGCGATCTCTTTCACGGCCATATCGATAAACACAATCTCGGTTTTTTCGAGCGAATAGATCATGAATCCCAATATCTCGTCGTCCGATTCTGCGACCATGCCGATCGTGTTTCGATGTCGCAATTGTTCGAGCAGTTCCTCTTCCGACCACGGATCATCGAAGTTCGATTGTTCGATCGACAGAACCTGCTGAAAATCTCGCCGAATCATCCATCGAATCTGCACATCGATTACGTTCATAGAATGCTCGCTTTCCAGAATTGAGACCACGGTTACTGTTTCGTGCCGTTCAAATCGTACTCCCGAGATATTCAAATAGCAATCTATGTTCTGTAAGTTTCATTGCTTGTCCGCGAATTGAGGATTAGCTTTCGGATTCGCCGGTTTCTTCGGCGTCATTTCGGCATAGGTCGTATTCGTTGGATTTCCATCGTCGTCGGTCTCGATGATGATGACGCGGGATGCTTCATCCTTCGGGACTTCGTTTCCGTCAGCATCGGTGAAAAGCAGTTTAGGTTCTGGCATTTGGTAAATCGTGCTCCATGATGTTTGCGATCGCTGCATGCTTTAGCGGGAAGTTTTTAGCGAGTCCGCCTTCATTCTTCGCCAGTTTGTCGCGGTGGTATTTCGCGAATGCTTCCGCGAAGTCTTCCGCCGGATGAACTTTTCCGTATTCGGTCACCGGAGCTTCTTTCGACTGAGCTTTGTGATACTCGGTTCCCGGTCCCGGACTGATATTGTTCCAAATCTTTCGGGCGACAAGATGACCGATCTCGTGCAGCGTTGTTTCGATATCTGGAGTTCTGCCGCCGTAGAAAATGATCTCGCCCGTCGAAATATTCGCCGATGCTTGAGCCTTGCATTCCGGGATTCCGTACCTCGCCGCGTAGAATGAATTCTGGCTGTTCTCCTGCTTTGACAATCGAACTGAACTCGCATGCGGCAACAAGTCTTTAATTCTCGATGCCGATGCAAGGAACTCGGCCGCACCGCGAGAAAGTTCCGGATTGTATTGCAGTTTTATTCCACCGGCTTTGATTTCTTTCATTGCTTCCGGATTCGCTAATTGGGCATTCGGCTGGCCTTGAATGTCCTTACTCTTGCTCGCCAATTGTTTCTCGAAATGTTCAACTCTCGATTTCCACGCTGTCGGAGCGTCGATCAATGAGACTTCGTGCGATTCTCGACTCGGTTTGACCGATGTCTTTTCCGGAACCGCTGCTGTCGGAGTTTCCTTCGGCTTCTCAGCGATTGGATGACTTGGAGCGGACGAACCGCCGGACGTCCATTTTCCATCGGATGCCCTCGACTCCAATTCGACTCCAGTCTTCACAACTGGCAAATTCTCATCTTTTTTTTCGATGGGATCACGATCGAGGATCGACATTCGCGACGGATAGACGTGTCCTTGTTCGCACTGATCGTTTCCGCCGATTCGGCGTTCACGCATTGTGACCTCTGAACCGCAGAAGGGACATTTCCCATATGCATTCGCCGGTTCGTTTTTGACGGTGAATCCGCCATCGGCTCCAACCCCGTTCGACATTCCGAGAGATTTCCCGTTGCTTCCATTCGAATGACCATTTGCATGAGCCAATTGGCGTTCGACAACGGATTGGCGACGAATTAAATCCATCCGCTGAATCGCTTGAGATGAGTCGCCTTCTTCGATCCACTTTTTGAAATCGATCATTGTCATTGGAGTAATCGCCCCGAGTCCGTTCCAGCCTTTCGAATAGTTGCTCAAATAGGCTGATTCCGCATCGGCCGTCGAGAGAAATCCGATCATGCATTTGTGCTCGTCGAATTCTCCGGTCAATGGATTCACTTGATCAATGATGAATACGATTTCCGATTCAGGATGCGGACCGATGAAAACATCGATGTGATCCCCATCCGCTCCGGATTGAGTTCCCTTGAGATATCCATAGTGATTTTGAAGCGTCGTCGACCACGGTTTTCCATTATGACCGATGCCGCTTCGGCTCGTTCCCTTCGCGGTTTCGATCGTGACTCGCATTCCCTGAATCGTCACATGGCCCTTGCGATAGTTTCCCGATTCTTTCTGCGAATCGCTCGGAGTCGCGATCTTGCTTGCCGCATTCTCGATATTTCCGGAAAGAGACTTCAGTTTCGCCTCGACGATTTCATCGATCTTGCTCATCAGCAATTCTCGATCGGCGTCTTTCGCTCCCTCGATTGCCGCCATGAGCGTTTTCGATTGTGATTCTTCCGATCGCTTGAACGGCGTTTCCGGTTCCATCGGATTCGGAGTGTCGACCGGCAATTCTGCTTCGGGAGGCTTTGGAAATCCATTCGATTCGTCGCCGGGTTTGCTCGCATCGGCTCCCGGTTTGTCGGGACTTTTGGAAGCGGCAGAATAGAACTTTTGACCCTCAGTTCCCCCAATCGGCGGCATCTTGAATCGTGCCCGCAGTTCATCAACGCGAAACAGTTGATTCGATTGCAGCATCATCTGCCGATCCTTGGCTTCCATGTCCTCATCTTGGATTGATTCGGCTTCATACTCGATCGTTATCCCTTCTCCGAACTGTGGAGCGAGATGCGTCGTATCTGATTCGGCGAGTTTGTCGCACAGCGGCTGAATCGTCGTATGGTCCCATTGCTTCATCGCCACGATCCAAGCCGCATGACTCGAGGCCTCGTGGTATCCAACAGCGACCGGAGGAGTCGAATGCAGGGCGAGAACTGATCCCTTCGAATCCTGGAAGGCTTCCGCGTAGCACATGTCGATCGGATTTGAGCTTGTCGGAGTGATTTTCGTTCCGTTCGGAGCGAGCAAAACGCCCCCGGCATTGTTCGGCCCGGCGTGTTTCTTTTGAATCGCCGCTTGTGTGCGGTCCATGATGTCTTGGGTCGGATTCACATTCGGAGGAAGTTCCCATACGACCGTTTTGTTGATGCCGTTTTGAACGGATGCCGTTCGCGAACGATTGACCGCTTCTTCCCCGTCGATCCACAAATCTCCGGCTGCGATCGGGCTTTGATAATCGTCGAGCCAAAGCGGATGAGGGTAACCGATTTTCTGAATCTGCCGAGCGTCGACCACTCGCCCGAGAAGCTGCATCCAGCCCGGTGAACCACGGACATATCCTTCATCTTCCATGATCGGAGCATAGCGTGAGCAATACGGCTGAATCAGGAATGATCCATAGGGCATATCCGGCGTCGGAGCCATCGGCGTGACCGCTGCCGTTGGGATCACATATCGCTGGCAGGTCGGCCCGAGCATGCTGGGGACATTCCAGACGAAAATGCAGCCCGTCAATCGCAATTGGATCGCCTGCCGATAGCGGAAGTCATAACCGCTTTCGTAGGGATTCGGCTTTTTCAGCAGAACCATCAGCGGATTGTCTTGCGGAAGATCGGTCGTCGCCTCATCTTCTTGACCATAGATCGATTTGTAGGCCGACAGCGATCCGTATTGTCGTCGCAAACTCTTTCGACGAGATTGGTTGCTCGATTGATGCAGACCGTCAGAGAACGCCGTGACGTTCGCTTTCGCAATCTGCTGACCGATTTGATGGACCGCAACGTAGTTGTTCAGTCGGAAGTGGCGGACCTCTTCGCGGTGATCACTTATCCACCCTCCACTCGTATAGGCCCCTGCCAATGCTTTCCCGAGGACATCGCTGGTCGCTCCTACATTGTAGGATTTCTCGACCGATTGCGGCATTTCAGGACCGGGAATGAAGACTGCGGCCTCTTGCGATCGGTTTCGATTGCGGCTCTTTTTTCCCATTGCTTATTCCGATTTCGCGAGATTGTTTGGAATCTGCGACGAAAATAACGGAATTCGATTGTTTATTCGATAGCAACTGAGATTCGCGATGATCAGCGAGTCAAGATGAGTTTTTCGTTTTTCGCTTCGGCAGCACGCTTTATGCGAAGTCTTTCGGCAACCTGTTCTCGGGTGATGGTTGGATTCGCCATTCGCAAATTGCCAAATGCCTGTTCGACAAGACGTTCGTCACGTTCCTCAGCAGTTCTTTTTGGGCGACGTGTCATAATTCTGCACGCTGACGTATTGGCAATCCGAGAATGGTTTGTCATGTTTTTACTTCCTCGCCGGGAGCAGCGTCCCCGAGCAATGTTTTCGCCATTAATCTCCACAAATCGCGATGCAATTTTTTGCGTTCGAAACTTCCGTCGGGCAAAACGACTCGATCGCTTTGATCCAGTTCGCACGCTCTCCAGAGTTTCCAGAGAGATTCGTAGGCTTCTTTTCGTGCGGATTCTTTTTGAAGTTCGTTTATCGGATGAGAGGGTTCCTTTTTCTCTGCGGGCTTCGGAGGGTCTTCGACGAGAAGAATCCCATTCTTTTCCGACATCGGTTTTCCATTGAGGCTGAAAGTTTTCTTTTCTGCCATGTATGCGGACCAGGATTCCAAGTTGACGTCATTCATTTCCGACATCGATACTTCCTCGACTGGCAATCCGAGAATGGTTTGTTTCATAGGAATTCTCGGAAGATTCGTTGCGACTCCGTCATTTCGCTTTCTTCGATCTCGGGAAATTTCCGTTTCTCGATTTTCTCCGTCAACGATTTCAATTCCTCGCGAATGAATGGCAACATCGCCAAATTGACCTTTGCTCGAAATGTCGAATCGAATTGATCGGCATCCCAATAATGAGCGGGATTTTTTTCGATCAAATGAACGATTGCTGTTAGCGACTCAACTCGCTCTCTCCATGCTCGATTTTCGTTCGCGAATCTTTTCAGCCTGTCTTCTTCTCCCGGCGTCATCCCATTCCCCCTACATAGAACTCAAACGGTTTCGACGGCTCCGACTGTTTCGGAGGCAAATCGTCGGGTTTCTCAGGTCCGATCACTTCGACCATTGATCCGTATTTTCTGTTGTCTTGTGGTTCGTCGTCGTCGTCGTCATCCTGCAAACCGCCAATAAAGAATTGATCAGTCGAATTGTTCAACTCGTCGAATGCGTCGGCCGACGCATCAACTTGATCATCATGCTTTCCCTTGCTGAACTGACGCAATTCGTCGACATAGGCATTATTCCAATCTCCGCGAACCAAAAACACATTCCCGGCATTCACTTGACTTGAAAATGGATCAGCACGAGTGATTTTGTCGCCAGTTACGCGAATGGCGACGAAAACAAATCCATTCAGTAGTCTCGACAAAACGACCGTTTGCGACTTCCCGGCTTGTCCAGGGTCTTCCGCTAATCGAATTCTGCAATTCCGCGTGTCCAGTTCGGCCGTCGTCCTAAGCCAGCGATCCCTCTCGTCCGTTGCCCATTGACCGCGTCGAACATCGGCAACGAAGATTCTTCCCTCTGAATCTTTTCCCATCTTAATTCCAGCCGTGAAATCACCGTCGTTCTCCGTAGCGGCTAAATCCCATGACCGAACATATCGAATTCCAACGGGTGCCGCGTCGATGAATCTCAGTCGATCGACCTTGAACATCGATCCATCGCGAGGCGTCGGGTTCTGCTGATAAAGAGCCTCGAAATGGTAGTCTCCGATTGCTCGCTTGATTTTTAGCAACTCTTCCAGAGGGAATCGTTCCGGCCAGAGAGCCTTTCCTTCCGCATTGATGGCGGGAAGTTTCAGAATTCTCCACTTCTCTCCTCCGGGCGATTTGGCTTCCTTGATCAATCTCCCGGAAAGGTCATCTTCGTTCCATCGAGTTTGGATTACCACTACGGCCGCATTAGGCTCCAGCCGGGTATAGAGGGTCGATTGATACCATTCCCAAACTCGATCGCGGGCAATTTGCGAATTTGCTTCCTCGTGGTTTTTGTGAGGATCATCGATAATCGCTAAGTCGGCTCCCCTCCCAGTAATCGCTCCACCAATACCCGCCGTGACCATCCCTCCCGAATGTCCCTGAATTTCCCATTGATCGGCAGCAGATGGCGAGGCTGCGATCCTGACCCCAAATAATCCGCCATGATCCTCGAGAAGATTCCGAGCCTTTCGCCCCCACGTCGCGGCAAACCCCGCTTCGTAGCTTGTGAGGATCACCCGTTTGTCTGGAAACGCTCCAGGAAACCAAGACGCCAGATATTTCGATACGTACTCACTTTTTCCATGACGAGGAGCGAGATTTAGCATCAAACGGCGAACACCGTCTTTCCCGCGAATCGTGTCAATTACCGCCTTGTCCATCGCCAGAATGTGCGGAGGCGTCAAGTATTTCCGCTGCGATGCTTGAATCGCCCAAAGCATCGGCGTGGCCACATTCTCGAAGTCTCTGCTCACGTATCCACTCCAAGTATGCTGGCTCGGACGCCATTGCTTGCTGAACCTGCTGAGAAATATTGACCTCGACGTTCAGATTCACGTCGGTCTTGACGCCGAGATTTGATTTGGCGGCATCAATGTCCGATTGTTCTCGGCGGGCGTGCAATGAATCTGCGGCAATGATGGTTCGTCCGGCGGAGATCATCTCACGCAAACGCACCGGCCTTCCATTCGGCGATTCGCCTTTAATAATGGATGCCATTTTCCCGATCACAAGCTGTCGCGTCTCGGGATCTATTCCCCAATCATTTCGAATTGCTCGACGTGCAATCCGGATATCCCCGTTCTTCGGGTCGCCCCCCTCCCCAAACAATTCAGCAATCACCGATTTCGGCTCGGATTCCAATTGTTCGGTTTGCGGCTTTTTACTTACGGATAATTCAGCATTACCTTGCTGTCGCCGCAATTTTCTCTCTTCACGTTCCTGCTTTCGGATCGCTCTTCCTCTTGCAGACATTTTCTTCTTTCTAGAGCTTCCCTTTGTTGTGCCCCGAAGAGAGGTTTTCCCTGCTCTTGGTTCTTAACATCTTCTACTCTTTTTTCTAGCGATTCGGCATTAGGTTTCCCCTTAATGCTCTTTCAATCTATCTTGATTTCGTTGTTTCCGTCAATCGAATCTCGTCGAGAACTTTTGGGCGCGGATTCTTTCATTCGGATGCGAGAGCTTTTTCCATTGCAATTCGCTGCTCGTCTGTGATGTTTTGATTGGATATGAGGATGTTCATGATTGTCGTTGCCGAAACGAGTTTTGTGAGCGGAACTCCTTTTAGATCCCATTCGTATTTGTATTCGCCGACTTCGTTTCGGTATCGGATGTCGATGGTTTTAATTGGAATCGGTTCCGGCTGTTGATCTTCGGAGAGCATTGAAATGGCGAGATTTAAGGATTCAATTTCCTCATGCAACTCTTTTCGATATTGATCAGATTCACCTCCCCGATCGGCAATAATTCCGATTTGATTTTGAATATATTTGATTTCTTCTCTCAAAATTCCGCTCGCATACGTTCGAGCTTTTTCCCGCAATTCTGCTGTCATGATTCTTCCCTTACGATGTCTAAAAGTTTTTGATACTGCTCCGGCGTCAAAAGCGGCTGCATTGCACGATCCCCGACGGCATCTGTGGAATCGAGATATCCGATTCGCGAACTGTGCGTTTCTGTCCAGCGGATGTATTTCAACTTCTCTTCCGCGACTTTCTTCGCTCTGCCGAGAGTTCCTTGAGCGGCGATGGCTTCCCGTCCTCGATCGCGATTGCATTCGTGGCAGGCATTGACCGTAATCCCCGACAATTCGTCAGGTCGATCGAGAGAGTTGATCAGATGATCGATCGTCGCCGTAAGTGGATGCAAGCCGCCATTTTGCATCTGGCCTTTTAGCTTCGTGCGACGCCCGCACCAAAAGCACTTTCCCTCGTGCTCCTGCTGGAGATGTCTGCGATGTTCATTTCTCAAGTTGTATTTACTCCACGGTTAAATTGATGACCGGCATCATGATATCGCCTGAGTCACATCGGCGGAAATGGAGAAGGTGCCATTGATCGGCGTCGTCACATTTCCCGATCCATCGATCCATTGACAATCCCAGAGCAGGTCTTCAATCGGAATCTGAGATGTCGCAGATGCCGCGATGCTGAGAATTGCCGATCCGGTCGTCGCATTCGTCACCGTCAATGATCCCCATGCCGCCGTGACGCCGCTTGTCGATCCGTTTAAGATCGTTAGGCCGGTTCCTTCGACAACTTGAAGGATTGCCTGCGAATCCGTATTCGAGGCGTTTTGGATGATTGATGGAAGTTTGGCAGTGAATACGAGCTGCGTACGGCTCGTAATCGTTCCCAGAAGCGGCAGAACGCGGGAAAGTTGATCGCCTCGAACGCATGGGATCGTTCCCGCCGATTGCAGCGACTGAACGACCGACGCCGGAATCGTGATGTTCGCGATCGAATCGGTAATCAAAACTCCAGCCGCATCGACCGATTGGAGATTTCCTAAAGCGAGGTACAAATCCGCTTTCGTGGCCTCGATCAGCAGAAACTGAGTCGTATTGTCGGGCACAATCGCCCACGGTCGATCCACCGTGAATGCTTTGGAACTCGGATTGTAGCTCGTAATCGTCCGAGTTTGCGTGAAATGCGTGGAATCGACCGCGTGTCCGGGAGGTGCCCCGCCCGTGCCGCCGATCGTGATGATTCGCGTACCGACATACGAACCCGCAACCGTCGTCGCTCCAGAATCCAGCGTACCGCCGTTAGTTGTTCCCGCTTGGAGTGTTCCGAGTCTGCCGCAATCGATTATGAGTCGCATGATTGCGGCTCCGACTGTTCCGGCAGCGTAGGTCAATGGACTGATTTGAGTGTAATCGATCTGGACCTGCCGCATATCGGTCGTCACGCAACTTCCCGTCGAGGGGATGTTTGCCCATTGGGGGACATAGCACGAACCTCCGATTAAAATCTGGAGCTTGTACAGACCGGCCGCGAGCGTCGTCGGAGCGGAATAGGTGCCAAGATCGGTCCCATACTCCGAAAATGTCAGAGTCGTTCCCGCAGCGTCTCCCGCACCATCAGCCACAGCAGTCGCTGTAACCCCGGTAATTCCCGTCAATCCGAGCGGATAAATAATCGTGACAGTCATTTCAATTCCTTCAGGATGCCACGATCAGAGACTGAGAAACGTTTTGTGCGGATGCCATTGATGCCGCTGCTGATTGATGAACGCCGTCCGTACTGTATCCGTCATAAATCGAATAGGTCGCACCCGATGACGGCGAGACCGACCATGACGAGTCGAGAAGGGCGACCGTACTCGTATTGCCGATGATCGTTTTGACCTGTCCGACTGAGGATGGCGTCGTTCCATCGACATCGATTCGAACGAGATAGCCACGGTATTGATCCGTCGACCATGCTTGATTCGTATCGTTGATTGCGTTTGAACCGGTCGACGTCAACGTACTGTTGACGAGTTTCGTCGAGACGGATTTCCACCAGCCGCCGTTGAGTGCCTGAGCATTGTTTGCATCGACTTCGCAGGGTGCCGCGATTTCTGCCAGTGCGACGCGAGAACCAAAAATCGTCGTCAGTCCCGCGATCGAGGTATAGCTCGCAATGACCGACAATCCGTTTCCGGGAGCGGAAACAAAGGTGAATCCGCTCGCATAGTTCACGCCGCCAACCGTCGCTGTGAACAGATACGTGTAATCGGTCGTCAGGACTTTCGTGACGCCATTGACTTTGACTGTTTCTGTTCCTTGAACGAACAGATTCGCCGCTGTGAACTTCGTAGTGCTCCCATCGCCACCCGCGAAGAGGTTTGTCGAGGGAGTGATTCCAGCGATCGTGTAACAACCGAGCAATGCTTCATTCGTGATCGTCTGCTGTGCTCCACTTGATCGCAGAAAGTTGTTCCACTGCCGTCGACATCCCTCGAACGTGACCTGTGCTGATCCCGGAGTTTGATTGCTAACGGTTCTCCATCCATCAGTTGAACTCGTTCGCGGAAGAAGCGTCGGAATGAGATAGTTTCGCGGAACCGGCGTCACATTTTGGAACCGCGTCAGGATGATCGAATAGTAGCCGAGCAGCGTTGCCGCTCCCGTGCTTCCGGCGTTCAGGTCGTTCGTGCCATAGCCGATCGAAATCGTGGTCGCGAAGAGAGCGTCTGTGGTTCGCTGGTTTCCGGTCGTGTTCGAGAACGATAAAGCCGTTTCGCCGAATGTCGCCAAATTCATATAGCCGCAAAAGGGTGACCGGGTGACATCGTAATAGCGTGTCGATTGGTGGTTCGACGCCAATCTTGCCAGCCATCCGCCTCGTGAGTTGTAGCAGTATCCTGCGTCGCCGAATCCGGTCGTGATCGAATCGCCGATACCTGCAATTGATGCGTGAATTTTATTCGGGTCCAGTCCAAGAGCGAACGTGGGACCATAAATCCGATTGCCGGTGATCGACGTGCCGATCGCGCCCTCTCCGCAGTAGTCGGAATTCGTGTAGGCATATTCCCCGTTGTTCGCCCAGCCGCGAATGTTCGTTCCACCGGCCGAGTAATCACCGATAATCAAATTGGCATCGATTCCATTGGTTACTCGTTTGATGCTTCCGCTGGTCGATGCACTCAATGTCGTCGCTGCGGTGATGACGTAGTTCGTTCCAAATGGAACCTTGCCGCTTGCGGTTTGATAAAGCGGAGTCGTAAACCCAACTTGCGACATCCAAACGCGGTATCCGACAACTCCCGACCATGATGCAATCGCCGTTGATTGCGTTGGTGCCGTGACGGTAATCGATGAAGTCGATCCGGTTGTGGTCACACTTGTCGCAGTGCTCCCAACTGTTTCCGAGCCGTCCGGCCACACGAGCGTATAGCCGACGACATACGTACCCGCCGCGATGGTTCCACCACTCGTTGATCCCGCGAGGGAGGGTGCGGTCGGAATCCCGGTGACCACATCTGCCGTGACTCGATACCAACTACGAGTATTCGCTTTCAGTCCGACTCGCATGGGATTCGACATCGCCATCATTCCGCCCGGAATCACGCAATGATCGCGACCGCCGAAGATCAGATGACGCAATGACCCCGCCAAATCGGCCGTGTCATTGACGCCTGCGACGAGAGTTGAATTCGTAGGCTGAAGGGAGGCTCGTACTCGAATTGGATTCGTATTCGGCTGCTCTCCCGTTGATCCCGCGACTCGGTTTTCGAACGCCAATACGACAGCGGAAACATCGAATGCGGGAACGAGTTCGATCTTCGATGAGTTCGAAAACATGGACGCCAGATTGTTCGTTGGCGACGATGGATGCGAAGTGATGACCGACCATGCGGCGAATTCATTCAGCGAATTCTGCGGACCGAACCACGATTGATTCCCGCTCGCATCGGCAACGAGATTCTGATTCGCGGATGTCGGCAATGTCGACGGATAAACCAATGAATATGTTGTCGGAGATGCTGGAGATTTCAGCCGAACTTCTTGGCCGTTCGTTCCACGCAATGCGACGCCGATACCCGACAAGATCGGTCTCAGTACGCTATTGGCGATGTCTAAGAGCCACGGATTTGCCATCGAATGGGATTCCTAGAAATTGCCAATAGCAGACGGAATTGCGAATGTGCTCGATTGTCCCAAATAGGTTTGCCAAGGCCCATTGTTGACCGAGACTTGATACGTCGCTCCGGAATAATGGCCGAATTGCACGAGGCCGGAGGAGTTTGAAATTTGCGTTTCAACACTTCCCGTCAGCCCGAGCCCGGTCGATCCGGATGCGACGATTGTTAATTTTACCGATACCGGAACTCCGGCAAGAGGATTGTTGCTCGTGTCCTCGACAACCAAATAACCGGTATACATCGGCGGAACGCTTGGATTGATCGACAGTGCCGTCAGCGTGTAGGTCGGGGTCGCGTTTCCGCTGACGACGAGAGTTTGGATTGATGGCTGATAACCATCCATTGTGATGTGAACCGCGTAGGTTCCATTGTCGAGAAGCGTCGACATCTGACCATTCGAATCTGTTAATTTCGTGTCCTTGAGCGTTGAACCGCTGAGTGTCGAGACTTTGGCGAACTGAATCGGAACCGCTGAACCGTCGACGATCGTGATCGTGATTGTATTCGCTCCGGTCACGCCACCGCCGCCGCCGCCGTTCGTCAGGTTTGTGGTCGTATCGACAAGTGTGATTTCATTCATCGTACTTGTAGGCGATGCAACGTTAAAGAATTTCTTGAACGCCGCCGCCAGATATCCGGCGACCGATTCGGTCAATGCGGTTCCGAGAATCGATACGAGGCTTGCGTTGACAGTCGCTACAACGCTGCCAACAGAACCCGTTACGCTACCGACTGCTCCGGTGACACTGCCCACACTTCCCGTAACGTTTCCGCCAACATTGCCCGTTACAGAACCCACGGCTCCAGTGACGCTGCCGACTGCTCCAGTAACGCTCGCAATGGCTCCCCCCGCATATGTCGATCTGGTAGAAACCGCCGCGTCAAGATTGGCTATTCTCGCGTCGCCCAATGCTGTAAGTCCTGCTCCAGCGGAACCAATCCTTGCAAAAGCATCCCCCGTCATTGCCGGTGCGGTCGCGGCTTTCCAATCCTCGACGTCACCCTTCACGAATCCATTTCCATCAAATAGTACGGCTTGAGTAATACGCGTTAAAAGAGTGGTTGTGCCTGGAGTATCTCCGCCGCTCGCATTGGTCAAATTCGTCGTCGTATCGACCAACGTAATTTCGTTCATTGTACTTGTCGGCGACGCGACATTGAAAAACTTCTTAAAGGCTGCCGTCAAATATCCGGCAACCGATTCCGTCAATGCCGTGCCGAGAATTGAAACGAGACTGGCGTTGACCGTCGCTGTTACACTGGCAACGCTTCCCGCGACGTTTCCATTTATATTCCCCGTCACGGTTGTGACCGTTTGACTTGTGCTGATCGTAGTTCCGGTTAGTGCGACGGTCGCGGTCGGATTGGCAATGGCTGATTGATCAGTTCCGAAGTAGCCTGCCGCTCCTTGCGATTGCGTGCCCCTGACATAGGTCACATTCGTGTTGTTGTCCGTCGCTTCGGTCGTCCCATTCCAACTGATGTGACCACCCGGCAAATAAATCCCATTCCACACCGGGACCGCTTCGTATTCGCCCGATGCAATCCCGGTCATGCTGCCGGAATAGGTTCCGGACGAACCGATTTCCGCTGTAGCAATCCCGGATTGAAATACTGCACCAGCCTGAAGTAACGAGAACGTTACTCCGGTCAGTCCGGTAATCCCAATTTGTGCGTTAAGTTCATTGGCCATGATTGTCCCCGCGAGTCAAAGGCGGGTACGAATTGCACCCGCCATATCAACCAGCCGACAACGATTAGACTGGAACTTCTTCCCACAGCAGACGTCCGTACACGCTGTGGGTTGTGACGGACAAAGTGTTCATCAGAGCGAGCACGCCGCCCGGAGGAACGATCAAACTACCGTCGAAGTTGACGATCGACCCAACCGAAGGCGTAGGAGTCGCTGCCGCAATGGTCGTCGTCAGCAAGCCCGATGCCTGTGGCAATTCAATTGCTTCCTGAACTGTCAGTGAGCCCGTCATACCGGTCAGAGCCGTCGCACCGGCAAAGCCTTTTGCGGCTGAACCGGATGCCGCCAAACTCTTGCGGTTCCACGGTGCCAAACCGGTCGAAATCGCGGTCTGACCAGTCGTGACGCACAATACCCACGCACCGAGAGCGACGGATGTGACGTTGTTCAAGAAATCCTGCAACGCGATCTGAGCAATCACGAGATTGACGGTCGATGTCGACGGATTATAGACACCGAGCACCGGCTGAGCCGTTGACGTCAAACCTGTCGCGGTCGCATTGGCCGCGACGAGTGCGAAAGCCGCCGTGTGACCCGTTGAAAACATCGAGGATCGGTAATTGGCTTCGTAAAATCGGCCGTGCAATTCGCTGATGATCTGCTCGCCCATATTTCCGGCACGCTGAGTAACCGGAGTACCGGCTCCGATCGAAGCACTGGTCGCGACTGGACCGACTGACTGTACTGAGAGAGGCATGATCTAAAATCCTTAGTTTAGGGAAAACTGGTCCGGGTTGTTACGATTCAACGCCGGGTCGTCAAAAACGGATTGGAGACCAAACCGCTGTTCGTACTGTTGCTGAGATATGATTCGAAGTTCGGTAAGAATCAAATTCATGATGTCGATCATTCGATTGCCATTGTCATCAATCGTGACATCCGATACCGCAATCGTGCTCGTGCCGAATAAGTTGACGTTCGCCAATGTTGCGGCCGGGATTGCAGTCTGTAATCGCCCGACAGTATCGGTCAGAACGCTGCGAATTTTTCCGTTTCCATCAATTCCGGAAACGTTAATTGGAAACGCCGTCGGAGCCGAACCTGTAGCAACGTTGCCGCCGACAGCCAACATGCCCGCGATGTTTGCCGTGACGACGTTCGTTCCGCCGATCTGCGTCACCCCAATCGGAGGAGCTGGGCCAATCGCTTGAACAGGCTCAATGATTTTCAGATATGCGACACCGATTCCGGCGGTCGAGATTGTCAGTCGGATATATCGGGCATTGCATGGCCAAAATGTAGAGACGCCTGCTGTGGCCGAAGTCGTATTCGCACCGGCCGTCGTAAATCCGTTCAGAGCAGTCCACGTGACTCCGTCATTCCCGGTCGTCATTGTCGCCGCGAATGTCGACGATGTGATCGACAGTGTTTTGTACCCGGTCGTATCGATGATGATGATCGCACCGACTGACCCGGACACACTGATCGGTCCGTAGGAGTCGCTAAGCACGAGAGCATTGTTGACGTCACGCTTGAGGCCAGCCGCGAGATTGACATTGAGTGCCGCTGCCGATTCCGCATCCATCGCCTGCGTCAGTCGGTCAACTGCTTTCGCCGGTGCCGTAGCCCGCCCGATGACCAACCAAGACAATGATCCGCTGATCGCCGTGCAGTTGTACCGGACATAGAGAGAAATCACGTTGAGCGAATAGATTCCATTGACTTGCAGTGTGTCGGTCAGCGTCAGCGATAAAGCGTCGATGACCGTCAACGTCTGCCAATTGGAATTGTCGTTGCTTCCCTGGATTTGGATATTTCCGTATCCGGTTCCCGAGACCTGAATCGCAAGCGATCGCTGGCCGGACGTATTGATCGAGGAACCCGTCGATACCGTACTGATCGTCGATGTTTGAAGCGTTGCACCGTCGAGCAAGCCGACTGAGTTTGACAACATTAGTACAATCCTCCGAGGACCGCTGCGGTGCTAAACTGGTTGATCGCAATCACGTCGAAGCGTTCATCGAATACGTCGGTAGAAGCTCCGGTCGCGTGTATGATCAATGCTCCGAGTGTGTTTTTGTCCGTCGAATTAGCGGCGATTTTGTACCAGCCGTTTCCGATTTCACTGATCGCTCCCGCTGGAGTCACAAACGGTCCGCCGTTTTTGCTGATCGTGACTGTAGGCGTCAATCCGGTCGATCCGGTAATGTGATCCGAAGACAGAACCATTGGTCCGAATGGAATTGGAAATTGACTATCGCCTCGGTAAAGATTCTTCATACTGAACTCCTCGATCCGGTGCGATTGCTGAATGCTCTACGAATTACCGCTGAAGCCGCTGGCGGTTGAATGGCACCAATCGAGCCGTTTCCGTTGTTCAGTACCGGATTGCCGTTGATGTCGTATTTGATCGGTGCGTATCCGGAGGCGAGGGCTTTCAGGAGTGACGATCCTGCTGCCGGTGTGTAATCGCCATTCCCCGCACCCGTCCCGCTGACGGACTTGTCAGAGGTGAAGTTCATCGTCGCTGAGCCGCCCGTACCGGCCTGATTTTGCAATAGGGAAAATGAGCCGATTCCGGAGAATTCATTCTCGAATGCTCCTCGAGCTACTGCTCCCGCGTTCGAGACGTAATCAACTCCATACAACTCAGGCCAGTTGCCGACGCGATTACCCGACGCACCACCATCGGCGGTGAATGTATCCGTCTTGATGTTGTAACTGTCTGCTGAAGTGGAGGTCGAACCGAAGGCGTTTCCAATCACGCTGACGTCGGACAGCAAGTAGGAAACGGTCCCCTTGCTGTTGTAGCACATATTCGCTCGCTCGCCTGCGACCGTGTTGTGCCATACGACCGTGTGAGGCATTGTCGCTGTCATCGAGTCATTGTGGATTGCGAGGGCGATGCTCGTTCCTGATTTCACCTCGACGATGTTGCCGACGCAAGCTATCCCGACCGCAAACGCGGTGGAGTTTTGGCCCGCGTTGAGTCCGACTCCAGCACTCGTAAGTGCAAGCCCCATGACTTTGTTGTACTCGCAGAAAAATGGATCGCTGAGCGGTCCGGTGGTGGACTCTCCCTGGAAATCAGTCGATCCAATTCCAGCATTTTGTACGTAACAACCAACATAGCGATAGCAGCCGAAAAAATGTGTGACGGCGGCCGAGCAAGGCAGCGAGCAACCATCGAACCAGTGACAAATGCGAGCCCCAAACGAATCTCCAAATCCAAATTTGCTTGCGTCATTGAATGTGCAGCCCGAGAAAAACACGGCAGCGGATCGATAACCAAAACCAGATACTGTTGTATTGTCGGCTTGGCCGTTCGAATCCATCGTGCAGTTCAAGAAACTCAAGTAGTTTGTTCCGCTCGAACCGTCGAACCAGTTCGCTCCGGCTGCGAGTTGGTATTTGATTCCCTCGTATGACAAATGAGGCGTGCTGTATGCCGCCGTCCCCGTCAATTGCAACGTGACCGTTCCGTCACCAGGATAAACTTGGACTTGTCGAAAGTAACCTTTAGATGGAGGGGTCGTGACAGACGCCCCGAGGACGTTCCCCGTGCCTGCTCGCACATAAATAATGTTCGCACTCGCAGCGGTTATAGCTCCCGCGATAGTCAGATAAGGGGAAGCGTTCGCGGTCACTAGATTTGAACTACTGACGCCTGATCCGTCACTTCCAGTCGAGAAATTAACAACGGCATAAACGTTCATTGAGGCAGATTTGTCGTTGTAGTAGGTATAATTGCATTGCCCGGTCAAAATATTGTTGTCTGTGACCGATGGTGTGTTTGAGTCAAATACCGCTCCGGAGTCTCCGACCTTCGGGTAAACAACATATCTGGCTGTGATCGCATCGCCCTGCGTCAGCGTCGACAGATTGCATGTCGCGGCCCACTCTTCGACGTAATAGCCAGTCGCTGATCGCAATCGACTTTGGATCGTTGCCGCCGTTGTTACCGTATGCGAATGGGCATCTGTCAGAATGATGTCTACGGCCGCGACCCCGTACATATGCCGAGCAGAAACGGCTAATGTTGGATTCGATTGCCACCGATCAAAAGGCCGTTGAGCCCACTGAGTAATGCATTTTGGATAGCTCAGTCCACTCGAATTCGTGCAAGACAACCCTGAGACCGCATTCGACGTTTGAGCAGAACCTCCGGTGTTGATAAAGCACCCGGCTGCAATTGAAATCGTCACTGTGTCCGTCGATCGAATGCGGCTATTCAATGCCACCCGAACGATAATGTCTGAACCGCTGACCGTCTCATCGTTGCTGGCATCACTGGGATACGCCTTCCGAACGACATGGTCTAAATACAACGTGCGAGTTGGGGCTGTAACGTTTTTACTGCCGTCATATCCAGTCGCTGTGACGGTCAAAACGCCCTTGACAGTCCCTGCGACAACATCACCAAACGAAAACGTCTCGCCGGTTGTAAATCCGAGAACTTTTATGTTCGCGGTCCATCCGTCAGCGTTAATCGTCACTGAGCTAATATCGCCAGTCGCCAT